TGATCAGGGCCCGAAGCTGTAGGCAAAGCGTCCAGGACCGTTTCCCGAGAGCGGGACCGACGGCCCGGGCCGCACATATCTCGGGAGCGTGTTTCATTGGCAACCATTCTTCTCCAGGCGGCCTTGGTTCTCACCGTGATCGGCGTGCTCGTGGGATGGCGACGGTGAGCCATCCGCACCCTGCCCCACTGACCAAGTCCGCTCTTGCTATTCATGTTGGGCTCCCCCTCGATGGGCATCGGGCCCGTGTCATTCTCCCCCTCCCCGAGCTGATGAAATGGTCGTTTGACGAGCTCGAAGCCGAGCATCACGATTTGCATTCCCTTCCCCAGAAGGTCGTCTGCATCATCTGTGATCAGATCATCGCCGAGGGGCGCCTACCCGTAAGCCATGGCCTGCACGAGAGGTGCCAGGCGGAGTGGCGAGCGCTGGCCGGCGGAAAGCCGTGACGACGACCTCCCGCATGCGTCGCTTCTCCCACTCCCTGGTCTCGACCTACCTCGACTGCCCACGCAAAGCATGGTTCCGCTACATCGAGGAGATCCCGAGCCCGCCCGTGCCCGCCCTGATCATCGGCTCGGCCTGCGATGAGGCGTGGAACTACGCCCTTCAGACTAAGCTCGAAATTGAAATCGATCTCGGATCCACCATGGTCCAGGAGGTCGCGGAGCAATCGTTCCGCGACCGAGTGTATGCCGAGGGTGGTGCGGCGGCAATTGACTGGGGAGAGGATGGCTCTGCTCGGAAATCCCTCGGTTCAGCTCTTCGTCTCGCTGAGGAATGGGCCATCAATCTACAGCCTCACATCCGGCCTTCGGCTGTTCAGATCGAGTATCATCGTCCCCTGCCCTCCGGCCGCGACTTCGTCGGCTACATCGATTGGCAGGGGACGGTCAACGGCGCCGAGGTCATCGGCGACAACAAGACCGGCAAACGCCGGATGGCATCGGACAAGGTCGATCGTGAGCTCCAGCCGTTTGCCTACGGGTACATGCTCGATGAGCCGATCCTGTTCGCCTACGCGCGAGCCATCGACACGGGCCGCAACGTCTCGAGCGAGTTCGTCTATACGGAACGCTCGCGGGCAGATGCAACCTGGTACGGCGAGATTCTCGCGGGAGTCGAGCGCGGTTTCGAGACCGGCACGTTCCCCGCGAATCCCGGGTCATTTCTATGCGGAAGGAGCTGCCCATACCTAGAGCGTTGCATGCCTCACAGAACCATCAACGGCGCACACAAAGCATAGAAAGGATGAAACCATGAGCGCCAAAAGCTTCGGCAGAGCCAAAATCGGCCAAGGTGGAAACTTCGAAATCCCTCAGGTGGACGATGGGGTGTACCCTGCCAGCATCAAAGACGTCAGAGATCGTGTAGGCGAGTGGGACGGACAGAGCTTCGACCAGTACATCGTCGAGTGGGAACTGAAAGACTACCTCAAGGAAGACGGAGCCCCGGCGACGCTGGCACAGTTCGTACGCATCCCCGACGGCCTCTACGAAGACCCTCCAGTTCTGAACGACAAATCTAACCTGTACATGCTGATGTCCGCGATCGGTTACGACATGGAGGAGCCTGAAATCGAGCCCGATGACTGGATCGGCAAGCGCGCCCAGCTCGTCGTCAAGAACAAGAAAATCGAGAAGGGCCAGAACGCCGGCCAGATTCGCCCTCGGATCGAGACCCTGCTACCCCTCGAACGACGGCCTGCTGCTCAGCGAGGGACGAGTCGGCCGCCTGGTGAACGTCCACGGCAACGACGGCCGGCAAACGCCGAGAGCGACTGGTAAAGCCAGTGGCTCAACCAGCGGCAGGAGAGGAAGGCAGGCTATTGAGTGCCGCACTCGCGTACATCAAGCGCGAATGGCACGTGTTTCCTCTCCACACACCGCTACCGAACGGGCAGTGCGATTGCCGGAAGCCTGCCTGTGAGAACGTCGGCAAGCATCCTCGGACCCGTAACGGACTGAAGGATGCGACGGTCGACGAGGCCATCATCCGGGGCTGGTGGCATGGTTGGCCCACGGCCAACATTGCTATTGCCTGCGGGCCCTCGCGACTGGTGGCTCTTGATGTCGACCCTCGCCACGGCGGCGACGAGTCCCTCGCTGACCTGAAGGCGAAGCACGGGACGGAATGGCTGGACACCGCGACATCCCTCACGGGCGGTGGCGGAGGACACTATGTTTTCCGAGCTCCGGTCGGAAGGCGCATCGCGAACAGCAGCGGACTGTTGGGCCCCGGGCTTGATATCCGGGGCGATGGCGGGTACATCGTGGCCCCGCCGAGTCTCCACGCCAGCGGCCGGATCTACGAGTGGGAGCGAACCGTTCGGGATGCTCCCCTGCTAGATCTTCCGGCCTGGGCCGTGGAGTTGCTCGAGGCCAGGCGCCCGCGGGATAGCCGGCAGGTTATGCAGGATGGTCAGCGCAACGTTTCGCTGACATCGTTCCTCGGAGCGATGCGAGCCCGTGGGGCTGGCTACGAGTCGATGCTAGCAGCCGCAGAAATCGAGAATGCTCGGCATCCATCGCCGATGTCGGCCGCGGAGGTGCAGAAGATCGCCCGGTCGGTGGCCGGCTATCCGGCCGGGCACGAGGTCCTGGTCCGCGTGCAGCGAGCAACCTATGAGCGATTGCACAAGCTCGCGACCGAGCCCCCCTCCTATGAACTGGTCGTGACAGGTGTTACCATCCGCCTGACCATGACCCAGCTCGTGGCGCACCGAACAGTCCGGATGGCAATCGCCGAGCAGGCGGATCTGTTGATCCCACGCCTTAAAGAGACGGATTGGGATGAGATCCTCGCCGACCTCATCGACAAAATCGAACACGTCGAGTCTCCCGAAGATGCCTCGGAGCCCGGGATCCTCTGGGCCATCACGCAGGAGTACCTGCGGGGAGCGTCAGAGACGGCCGAGGACTTCGCACACGGACAGCCACTGGAGCGCGATGGGTGGATCCACACGACGGGGCGGATGCTGCGGCAGGCCCTGATCAGTCGGGGCATCGTGCGCGTGGACCAGCGGGCCCTCTGGGCGGTCGCCGTGCGCCACGGCGCCGAGAAGCGCAACGTGAGGATTAACAACAGACAGCAATGGGCATGGGGCTTCCCGGCCGATAAAAGCCTAGATGGGCTAGAGGGCGACACACGACTTATGTCGCCTGACACTAGAGACGGAGACCAATCCTAGCGCAAATAGATTCCTGCTAGTGCTAGAGGCTCCGCACGGTGGCCATACGGCCATTCTAGCTCTAGCTTCTAGCATGGCCAGGTCCATGACTGGGGGCAATGAAAATGCTGTTCGAACACCCGAACAGCCTGACGATCTTTGGGCCGCCCGGCAGTGGCAAAACCCGCGAGGTGGTCCGAATCCTCGGCGACCATGTCGCTGCCGGCGACTTCCGTCTGCCCGAAGCAGCCATCGTCTCCTTCACCCGGGCAGCCGCCCATGACATCGCTCGCCGAGTCAACCCAGACGGCGAGCCCGGCCGGCACCACACGACCCTGCATGCCCTTTGCAAGCGCCACTACTCGTTCGACGGCCGGATGGCCGACACCCAGATTGGGGAGTTCTTCGCGGCCCATGGCATCCCGTACCGCCGTTCGCGGCACACGGCATCCGAGGAATGGGCATCGACCGAAAAGGACACACGCAGCCCCGGCGGGGTAATCCAGGGGGTCTGGTCTTATGCGCGGAACCGGCTGATCTCCATCGCTCAGGCCCTCCGCGACAGGCCGCCCGTGCCGGAGATCGCCTACCTGTGGGTCGGTAACCGGATGGAGCAGATCTTCGTCACCTACCGGGCCTGGAAGGCAGAGGAAGACCTCTACGACTTCGACGACATGCTGGAGTATGCCGTCATGCACCCGCCGCGGCTGCCCCTGGCGTGCTTCGTCCTGGACGAGGCCCAGGATTCGACGCCGTTGCAGTGGCAGGTCGCGCAGGCCTTCGCAGCCAACGCCGAGGTCGCCTACCTGGCCGGCGACGACGATCAGGCAATCTACTCATTCATAGGGGCCGACGCGCAAAATTTCCTACACGCGCGCACGCGCGCGAGGGATATCCTGCACGTGAACCACAGGTCGGCGAGCGAGGTGGTGGCAGAGGCCGAGGATATCATCGGCCGGAACACACAGCGCCAGGAAAAGCACACGGTGGCCTTGCGCGATGGCGGATCCATCACGCATGTCTGTGACCTCCCGGACCTCGAGCTCCGGTCAACGTTCGTGATGGGCCGGGCCCACTACATGACGGATCCCGTGATGGACGAGCTCGAGGCGCGTGGATACCCCTTCGCGGACAGGCGAGGCGCTCGCGGCGTGTCGGGAAACGGAGCCGTGACATATTACAGGTTCGTCGCTTTGCGCCACGGCAGCATCAGCCTGGAGGAGCTCCGGCTCTTCTACGAGGCGATCCCATCGCGGGGCCCATGGCTGATGCACGGAGCCAAGAAGTTGCTGCACGACATGGACCGCGAGCAGCGTCGTAGCTGGCACGTCAAGCTGCCGCAACTCGTGGACTTCGGCGCAACAGAGATGCTCGTCAGCGCCATTGGTTCAGGCTCGGTCGAGCCACTCTCGCGCGTCTCGCTCGACCGGCTGGAGTACCTGCGGCGAGTTGAACGGAACTATGGCGAGGAGTACCTCGATCCGCGCCGGGCGGCCGAGGTGTGTTCGGTAGGCCCCATCCACGCATTCAAAGGGCTGGAGGCGGACACGGTAGTGCTCATGTCCGGCATGCCTCCTGCCGCGACCCGAGAGGCCATCCGGGACCCCGAGCCGGAACGGCGCGTGTTCTACGTTGCCGTTTCGCGAGCCAAAGAGCGCGTGATCCATCTTTCGTCGGCGACGCCGACCCACTGGAAGGAGCTGATCTGATGGCTGTGACACTGCGCCGAACCGGGCAGCAGCAGGAACTGCCCGCGCCCACGGGGGAAGAACTGACGCGTGCGCGCGAGCAGGCCGGCCTGCTCCAACTCGAAGGTCTTCGTAAGGATCTGGAGGAAACGCTTGGTCGCTTCGCGCGCGGGATGGTGCTCTACTTGGGGCAGCGATGGGAATGGGAAGACCCCGAACCGGAGAGCGACCCGCGAACATGGCCACCATTGCCGCGGTTGCTCTGGCTGTATGATCGGGCACTGCTGTGCGGAAATCAGATCAACTGGCTGCGGCACTTCTCCGACCGGCCGGGATGGTGCCCGGATTGCCACCCGGGGGAGCCACGGGCGAGCGGCTGGTGGCAGGTGGTTTGCCCCGACCACGTGACCCGGAACGGGGCTCGGACACTGGCGCAGGATTGGGGGCTGTTGCCATGAGCAGCTGCGTGGACTGTGGCGCCGAGACCCCCGAATGCCCTCAGGACGGCATGCGTTGCAACGACTGCGCGGCGGCCAGGGTGCGAGAGTGGGTCGCTGCCCGAGTAGAACAGACGAAGACGCCGGCGCTGGCTGGCCGGCGAGGGAGGGCCCGGAGATGAAGCCACGGGGGACCTTCGCGGGCTTCCTAGATCGTCGCTGCGGGACTCATCAAACGGTGGGGACAGGCGCCTTCTGCGTGGACTGTCAGCGTTTCTGGGGTCTCGACATGACCAGAGACCCGAAACGGGGGGATAGGCATCCAGTCTCCCATCTCGGCGACAGCGCGGCGTCGTGGATGGTGGCGGGCGGATATGTCCGCGAGGAGGACGTGTGATGACGAGCGCGAAGGACTTCGATCGTATCCGAGAGCTTCAGGCTCAGCTCTTGAAACTGGAGGCAGAGAACATGCGACTGCAGGGCGAAATCTCGGCACTCAAACGCCAACGGGAGCGTATACAGACCGCACATGGCCTCACGGAGGGAGCATGACCGCAGGCAAGGCGCTCACCGTGCGCCGCTGGGCACATCGCGACTCCAAGCCGCACGTGCGACCCGAGCCGTCGCCGAACGGGCACGTACATCGATGGCGCCTTGAGGAGCCCAACGGCCCCGAAGCCCGGGGCGAGTGTCGGATCTGCGGCAGCGAGCGCATGTTCCTGAATTCGATCCCGGACCTGGACTACTTTGACGGTCGGCTATCATGATGGCGATGCCGCTGCAGTCACACCTGTTCCGGGTCTCGGAGTCGGCGTTCCAGTCGGCCGTGATCGATCTGGCGACGCGCTGCGGCTGGCGCGTGTTTCACGTCTCGGATTCCCGGATGTTCGTCGGCAGGGGAGCCATGATTGGCGACCCGCTCGTCCGCGGCTGGCCGGATCTTGTGCTCGTGGGCCACGGGCACATCCTCTACCGCGAGCTGAAGGCAGATGACAACTATCCGTCGAAAGTTCAACGACAATGGATCACGGCGTTAGAGGAGAACGGCGGCGATGTCGCGGTGTGGCGGCCGCGGGATTGGGAGGAGATTGAGGCGTGCCTTACGGCAGACAGGCTATCTACCGCTGTGCGACCTGCTACGGGTTAAGCCCCGAGTGTCGGCCGCCGACTCTCACCTGCACATGCTCGGTGCCGTGTCGGCAGGCATATCCGGTGCGCTACGCCGTCGATGGCGCATTGCCGCAGCCGATTCCCTGTCCGCGGCCGACATGCCTTGGGCGAGCATCGGTGTCCTACATCGTCGATGACGGCGAGATGGCGCCAGCGTACGAACTCTACCGCCCAGATCGCGCAGAGCGGCGGCGCCTTCCGTCGGATCTCGCTCGCTTCGTGGCCCGCGAAGGGCTCCTCATCCGGACACTGAATGCGCAGGGAGCGCCGGCCGTGAGTAACTCGACGTCGCAGCAGGTGCAGCGGGCCATCCAGAAGCTCGCGAAGAAAACCGGGATGACGCCATACACAGCCTCAAGGTTGCTTGAGGCTGCGGCTCGGGCGGCGCAGCAGGAGGCAAAGCCGTGACGGTCTCCATCAAGTTCATCCCCATCAAACCCAACCTCCAGCTGAACCCGCAGACGAAAGCGCAGGTCGCGCAGGCGCTGCGTTCCTGGCAGGGCAGCGTTCTCCGCGAGGTCTCGACCTACCCGGCTCAGATGCCAACGAACTACGTGCGCACGGGGCATTATGGCCAGTTCTGGGCGGCGACGCAGGTATCTGACGGGCTCGGGGTCGAGAACCGCATCTCCTATGCGCGCTGGGTCGGTGGCTCCGGTGAGGAGAGGGAGACCGAGGACACGCAGACTGACGAAATGAAACGGCGGCGCTGGCCGCGGCTCGGGGAGGTCGCGCATCGCCAGGGCAAGGCCCTCGAGGGTAAGCTCAGCGGCATCCTTCAGGGAGGGATTCGGCGGGGCTGATGGAAGGGCATGTTCAAGCGGTAGGGCTGACTGCCCTCCGTCCCGCGGCCTGGAACCCGCGTACCATCAGCGACGCCCGATTTCAGAACCTCTGCCGGAGCATCGAAGCCGACCCCGAGTTCCTCTGGCGCCGCCCCGTCCTCTCCCAGGCAGACGGAACCATCTACGCCGGAAACATGCGCTTCCGCGCAGCCCAGCACCTCGGCATGGAGACGATCCCGGCGATCGTAGAGGACGTGCCCGACCAGCTGGCTCGTGAGCGCGCCCTTCGGGACAACCAACAGTGGGGCGAGTGGGTCAAAGACGACCTAGCCGCCGTTTTGGCGGCACTAGAAGCCGAAGGGCGAGACATCGCCAGTTTGGGTTTCGATAGGGAGGAGGTGACCTCGCTGTTAGCGCGAGCAAGAGCTGCTGAACGCGTCGGAACCGAGGATGATCTTCCGTGCCCAGCTGAAATAGCACCGCGCTGTCGACGTGGGGAGTTATGGGTACTAGGCGATCATAGGCTGGTCTGCGGGGATAGCACGAACGCGGCGGATGTAGCCCGGCTCCTCGACGGAGCCATGCCCTTTCTATGTGTCACCGACCCGCCCTACGGCGTGAACTATGAGCCGGCATGGCGAAACGAGGCCGCCGCAAAGGGATTGCTCGCCTATTCGCCGAGCCGAATAGGCGAGGTCACCAATGATGACCGTGCGGACTGGCGCGCGGCATGGGCACTGTTCCCCGGCGACGTGCTGTACTCGGGGCACCCGGCGGGTGCCCCGAGCCTCGTCCACGCCGCGGCCATCCAAGGCTCGGGGTTTGAGATTCGTATGCAAATCATATGGGCCAAAAGTCACTTCCCCATAGGTCGAGGGGACTATCATGTCCGTCACGAACCATGCTGGTATGCCGTCCGAAAGGGCAAGGGCGCAGGCCGCACCGATGATCGTACCCAAACGACGCTTTGGGAAATCACTCTTGATAAGAATGTTGAGGGCGGACACTCGACGCAGAAGCCCGTCGAGTGCATGGCTAGACCTATTCGGAATCATCATTGCGAGGCCGTTTATGACCCCTTTGTCGGCTCCGGAACCACCCTGATCGCCTGCGAGATGCTCGGTCGCCGATGCTATGCCATGGAGATCGAACCCCAGTATGCGGATGTCGTCTTGGCCCGCTGGGAAAAGTACACAGGCCAGACGGCCGCCAAGGGCTGAGTACACCCTATGCCAAGTACACCGAATAACCGCACCTCTGAAAAGGCGATCGCCGAGAAGCGACGCACCGCCCGGGCCATTGAACTCCGGATGGCGGGCTTTACATATGATTCCATCGCGGAGCAGCTGGGCTACGCCTCGAAGTCCGGAGCATCGCATGCGGTCCATCGAGCCCTGACGAGGATGATCCGCGAGCCGACTGAGCAGCTCCGTGATCTTGAGCTCGACCGCCTGGACACGCTTCAACGCTCTCTTTGGTCTGTCGCGCGAGGAGGCGATGTCGCAGCCGTTGACCGCATCCTCAAGATCATGGAACGCCGAGCCAAACTCCTCGGACTGGACCGGGCCACCATCGCCCTGACTGGGCCCAACGACGGGCCCATCATGATCATGCCCGTGATGCAGCTCGACGCGCTCTCCACGGACGAACTCGCGGACCTGGACCGGCTCCTGAACAAAGTGGCGGCCAATGGCAACGGCAACAGCCCCCCGGCTCTCAGCGCTCCCTGACCCGGCCTTCGTCCGCCGCGTGCTCTGCACACGTTCGTTTCGGCATTGGTTGCGATTCTGGCACTTCAAAAACCGCGAGACCGGCGCCGTTTCGACCTACCGCGAACCCGAGGAGCCATGCTCGCGGCCGGGCTGCCAGTGCATAGCGGCTGGCCTCTGGGAGGGACAGCGCCAGCTCGCCGCCGCCGCCGAGGCGCACCCGTGGGTGTACGGACTGAAGGCAGGCAAACAGGGATTCACGGAGCTCGAATGCGCCTTCGACGGCTGGCGCCTGCTCCTCGGGGCCGAAAACACTCGCGTCCACATGTTTTCGCTTGACCAGCGGGCCAGCCAGGCGCTGCTGGGTTATGTGCGTTTCGGGCTAGAGCACCTCCCGCCGGCCCTGGCCTGCACATTCGAGGTCGCGCGCGCTGGCGGCGTGACGAGCCAGTCGCTCATCGTGCGCGGAGCGTGGATGGGCCCGGATGATGTGCGGACTATTGTCAGCTACCCGGCCGTAGGCCATGCCTCGATTGACCAGACGTGCCAGCATGCCCACGTGGACGAACTCAGCCAGATCGATGATGCGGAGGCGCTGTGGAACGGCGTCGTCTCGACCGTCGCGCCCGGAGGGACTTGCCATGTGATCACTCGCGGCCGTGGCCCAGACCGCTACTCGGCGGATCTCTGGCACGAGGCTGTAGCAGGAGGGAGCCGGCTCCATCCATTGTTCGTGCCCTACACGGGCCGCCCGGGACGAGATGCCATCTGGCGCGAGTCGCTCGTGGGCACCATGACGCCGCTCGGTCTGTCGTATTTCGCCCCGGAGACGGCGGACGATGCGCTCGCCGGCGACCCCGAGGCTGAATACATCCCGCTGGACCGCTGGGACCAACTCCACGATCCTGAACTTCCGCCACTCCGGCCGGGCTGGAACGAGCCGATCGTGTTAGCAGCCGATGCGGCCGTGACATACGACAATTTCGGCGTAGTCGCCGTCACCCGTCACCCAAAGCGCCACGATCAGGCGGCGATTCGGGCCTGCAAGCGTTGGCGTCCGCAGGATTCTCCCGCCGGGCGCATCGACCTGGAGGAGTGCGAGCGCTGGATTCGGCTCATCATCGAGGGAGGCTGCGCGGCTGGGCACCCGCGATCCCTTCCGAATCAAGGATGTGCGGGTTGCAAGGCCAAGGACTGGCCGCTCGCTCCTCACAACGTCGTGCAATTCACCTACGACCCGACCCAGCTAGAGCAGATGGTGCAACGCATGCGCAAGGACGGGCTCTGCTGGATCTCGGAGTTCGATCAAGGCGCCGAGCGCCTCGTGGCGGACGGTATGCTTTTCCAGCTGGCGATGGCGGGCCAGGTGTGGCACAACGGCGATCCTGCGCTGCGGGAGCACATCGGGAACGCCAAGGCGCGCCTCCAGAAGGACGAGGACTCGAAGATGAGGATCGTCAAGCGGCGCGCCTCTGAGAAGGTCGACCTCGCCGTCGCGGCCAGCATGGCGGTAAAGAGGATCCTGGAACTAAACGTTTAGCCGTGGTGACATGTGGTCATGCCACGTGTTTACTACCGTCAGGATGCCTGCGAACGATTCGCCCGCAAGGTAGCTCATGGGTCCGGCGATGAATGCTGGGAATGGCAGGGAGCGGTCAGGGCAGATGGGTATGGTGCGTTCTGTGTCCGCACGGGCAATCTTTCCCTGGCACATCGCTTCGGCTACGAGCTGGGCAGGGGGCCGATTGCAGAGGGCATGACCCTGGATCCTCTCTGTCGCAATCGGCGTTGCGTGCGGACTGACCATCTTGAGGCGGTGACCTTGGCGGAGAATAAGAGGCGCGGCATGAGCGCCAATGCCATCAACGCGCGTAAGACTCATTGTGATCACGGGCACGAGTTCAGCCCCACCAATACCAGGATTGGCCAGAACGGATGGCGGCAATGCCGAATGTGCAAGCGGCTTGTCGATGCAAGAGCGCGGGCCTCAAGGACTCCGGAGCAAGTCCAGGCCACACGTGACTACATGCGGGCCTATCATCTGCGTCGTCGGCAGGAACGCCCAGCCACGTTACACTGACGGCGTCCGGGGGGAGCGGGAGCCGTCGCATGGCCGACCCCATCGCCCTCCAGGCCCAGCGCTACAGCGTCAATGACCAGGACCTCGGCGTCACCGCGGGCCCGGCCGCTCTGGCCCTCATGTTCACGGGCACCTATGGCACCGAAATCCCCGAGTGGGGCACCCAGATCTACCAGCGGGATTGGCTCCTCCAGCGCTTTCTGACCATCGAACCATTCGCGGGCTCAGCCGCGGCGTCCATCTGCGCGCGGAACGCGGGCTACTCCTGGAAGCTCGAAAGCCAGGATGAGGGAGCCAGCGAGGCCTCGCGAAAGTTGCTGGACTCCGCGTCGTTTGGTCGTGGCTGGGTACCGTTCTGCATGGAGCTGGGTCTGAACTATCTCAGCCAGGATGTGGGCGCCTTCGTCGAGCTGATCCGGACGGCTGACCGCCCTGAGGCTCCGCTCGTGGGCCTGAGCGTGCTCCCGAGCTCGAATTGCTTCGTGACCGGAGACGCCGAGGTGCCGGTGATCTTCCTCGACCGGCGCGGGAAGTACCATCGGCTGAAATGGTTTCAGGTGTACCACCTGCTCGAGATGCCGGTTTCACATCCCATCTACTCGGGCCTGCAGATGTCGGCCATGAGCCGGCTATTCGAGGGCGCGAAAACCTGGCAGAGCATCGAGCGCTATACCGACGAGAAAGTGGGCGGCCGGCATGGTCGAGCCATCCACGTGCTCTCCGGCGTCACCCGGTCGGAGCTCGAATCGGCCGTGACGCTGGCGAAGAACCTCGCAGACTCGCGCGGGCTTCTGCGGTATCAGCCCCCCGTCATCCTGACGACGGTAAGCGACAAGCTCACGGCCAATGTGGCGACGCTGGAGCTCGCGAGCCTCCCGGACGGCTTCGACCGCGACCAGCAGTTCCGGGAGTACCTGACCCTGCTCTCCCTCGCCTTCCTGAGCGAGTATCAGGAGTTCGCGCCCCTCCCGCGGGGAGACATGGGCTCCGGTGCCCAGAGCGAGACGCTGGACCAAAAAGCGCGCCTCAAGGGCGCCGCCATCTGGCGCAAGAACATCTCCCAGATGATCAACCAAATCCTCCCCGCAAACGTCACGTTCAGCTTCGAAACCGAGGACATCGACGAGAGCAAACGGCGCGCGGAGACGTCGAAGCTCCAGGCGGAGGCAACGAAGCTGCGCATCGACTCAGGCGAGATTGACGCCCAGGCGGCCCGCGAAATCGCCCTCGCCGAAGGCCGGCTGACGCAAGAGATCTACGACGCGCTCATTGCCCGGGAGGCGGAGGCTGCGGCCCAAGCGCCGGAGGAACCACAGGGAGCCGGGCCGGAGGGAGCGGGTGAGGAGCCGTCGCGAAACGAGGAGACCGCCGTCGAGAAGGGCATCCTCTCTCGGGCTGGCCCCACTGAGGAACGCCTCGCTGCTGAGGACGAGGCCACGGCGTTCTACGGTTCCGTGCTGGGACGCATGTTCCGTCGTCTCCGCGGCCGGCTCGACGAGGAGGACTGACACGCCATATAGCGGTCCTACCGATCCAAGTTTGCCGGAGCGCGTGCGCCGGATGCCGGTTCCCAAGCGCCGGCGCTGGGTGGCCATCTGGAATTCGGTCTACGCAGACACCCACGATGAGGGGCGGGCCTTCCGGATCGCGAACGGCACGGTGAAGGCGCTTGAGGATGTCGTTCACGACGATCGTCTCTGGGATGATATGCGGATGGAGGTCGAGCAGGAGCTCTTTCAGGCGGCCCTGAGCATCATCCTCCTCGGCGCCTGGCTGGCCCAGAACGACAGCGACGCCATGAAGGCGCTCGGGGATGAAGGTTACGTGCTGCCGCCGATGGAGGAACTGTTCGGCGTGAATCCTGAGGAGGCTTTCGTCGGGGCAGCGCGCTCCTACACGAATCGCTGGTGGCAACAACTGACGTCGACTCGGCGGGATGCCCTTCGCGCGGCCATCCTGCAGGCACGCGCCGAAGGGCGAGGCTCCCGCTGGGTAGCTGAGCAGATAGAGGAGCTGTTCGGCCCACAGCGAGCGCGAATGATCGCTGTCACCGAGATGACGAACCTCCTCGGCCATGGTGCGCAGGTAGCGTTTCAGGCCATGGGCTACCGCTACTGGGAATGGCGGACGGCGATGGATCAGCGTGTCTGCCCGATCTGCGCCGCGCTTGACGGCCAAAAGTTCGTGATGGCTACCTCGTTTGAGGCAGCCCACGTAAATTGCCGCTGTTGGAACGTACCCAGCGGAGAGCCCATCCTCCTCGCCGTGCCTTGACAGTTCGCTGAGGTCGCGTCGACACTACGGCTTGAACCGGGGGGAGAGCAGGAGCGCCCTGCGCGTGTCCGATCCCGCGGCTCCCCCGTCCCCAGGCGCTCCCGCTGGCGATGCCACGAAGTGTGGCATCGAGATGGGCATGTATCGCCCCTTCGGTGGAGCCACCTCATACGCCGAACTAGATGCCTACATGGACGCCATGCACGCCGAACAGGCGTTGCGTGAGAGCGGGGCACAGTTCTCGGCCTTGATGCAAAACATCATGTCGGATGACGAGATGGAGCCGGCTGCCAAGGCTGCCGCCGTCGAGAAGGCCGCAGCCGACATGCGCCGGCGCATGGACGAGATGATGAAGCCCGCCAAGAAAGAGGGGCTGTTCTCGCGGCTCTTCAGTCGCGGGGACAAGGCCGAATGGACCACGGCCTACATCAATTCCCTCCCGGACTCAGCGTTCGCAGTCATCGAGCCTGGCGGCAAAAAGGATGGCGAGGGGAGGACCACCCCTCGTTCGCTTCGGCACCTGCCGCATCACGACGCCGACGGTGCCATCGACATGCCGCACCTGCGGAATGCTATGGCGCGCATGAACCAGACGATGCCGGCGGAAATGCGCGGCCGTGCTGCGGCCCATCTCAAGCGTCACGCCTCGGCCGAGGGCATGGGCGACCGCAAAGAGGGCGCCTTCCGGGTCTTCAAGGACGCCTCCGGCGCGTGGCGCTGGCTCGCGGTCTACTCGAACAACCTGTACGACCGCGAAGGCGAGGTGATTCCCCTCGAGGAGCACAAGGAGTACGTGGCCTGGGCCGACGCCACCAGGGGCTATCCCGAGCTCTGGCTCTGGCACACGCCCGGAACGCGTGTCGGCCAGGCGGACCTTCTCGACGTCACCTCGGAGGGCTTTGCCGTCGCCTCGGGCACCTTCGATGCGGACAAGCAGTCCGCAGCGAAGGCCCTCGCCGCCATCGCCGACCTCGGTGTCAGCCACGGGTTCTCCTACGAGGACCTTTACGACGGCGTCTATCGAGGCATTCGCACCAACGAGATCTCGCCGCTGCCCATGGAGGCAGCAGCCAATCAATGGACCACATTCCTAAGCCAGGAGGCAGCATCCATGTTCTCGCCGGAAAAGAAAGAATTTCTGAGCCGCGTTCTTGGCGCGGACGCCGTGGGCCTCCTCGAGGGTCAATTGGCCGCTGCCCGGGCCAAAGCGACGGAGCAGGGCATCGCCTTCAAGGACGTGCTCGCCGCCCTTGAACCTGCTCCCGATCCTCCTCCTCCTTCCCCCGCAATGGACGTGGCAGCGGCCTTGACCCAGGCAATGGCTCCTCTCTCGGCGAAGCTCGACTCACTCGTGACGCGGCTCGATGCCACAGACAAGGCCGTGGCGGACCTCGCGGCTGCGAGGCAGACCATTGCCGACCTGATGACGCCGCGGAACGGGCAGTTCATCGCTTCGAAGGCCGACTCCACCGTGGCTGACGGCCGCGGCCAGGATGTGAAGGCGGCGAAGGACGCTGGCGTGGGCCAGGGCGCGTCGGCTCCAGCGATCGAGGGCGTCCCGGAGGCTGCGAAAGAGCAGTTCGCGATGCTCTCGCGACTTTTCAATGGGCAGGGGGCGATCAGTCTGGGCGCTCCCGCACAGAACACCTAACAGGAGGGCACCATGCCGCCGCGCGATCTGGGAGATCTCTCTATCGATGAGCTGCTGCAACTGGCCATCGCGCTGAAGCAGGGCGGCTACGCCCTCAAGCACGACGCCACGGGGGTCGGCTCCACTTCAGGCTTCTACCATGGGCCGGGGGGATTGCTCACCTATCCCGGTGTCGACCCCACCGTCATCTCGACGATCATCGGCACGCTCCCTGGGCTCATCAACCAGCTGCCGACCCGCGCGTCGCGCTATATGAATCCCGTCTTCGAAACGATCACCGGGATCGGCGCCGACTCTGGGAGCGAGACCCGCGACGCCTGTGACCCCGCCATTGTGGGTGGCATCACGAGCGGCTGTAAGCACACCTTCCCATTCGGACGCGTGGAGCGGCAGACGCGAGAGGTCGAGATCAACAGGCTCGGCCAGCTCATCAACCGCTCCGAGCCGATCGATCTGCGACTCGTCGGCGGAGCGACACTCGGGACACCCTGGCAGAGCGCCAACTTCCCACCCGCGGCGAACTTCCTGAACTCGGATGCTGAGCGGCTGTTCTACGAACGAGCCGTCTCGTTCGCGCGCAAACTCAACCTGATGCTCTGGACCGGGAATCCCTCAAATAACGCCGGCACCGGTTACAGGGAGTTCGCAGGCATCGAGATTCTGCTCAACCGCACGGACGGCTGGGATGACGCCGAAACCGGCTCGGCTTGCGCAGCGACGGCGCCCGACATCAAGGACTTTCATTGCGCGCGGATCGACAGCGAGGCGAACGGCACGCTCCTCGTGCGCTACATCACCTACATGGTCCGCTACCTCAAAGACAAGGCTGAACGGCAGGGACTCGTGCCGGTGCGCTGGGCCTTCGTCATGCGCCCCTCAGCCTTCTACGAGATCACGAACGTCTGGCCGTGTTCGTACATCACGTACGTCTGCCAGTCCACGAACTCGAACTACACCTACAACGTCGAGCTGGCCGCGCAAGCGCGCTTGCGCGACGAGATGCGTGTGGGACGCTACCTGCTGGTCGACGGCGAACGGATCGACGTCATCCTGGACGACGCCATCACCGAGCATAACAACGGCGAGCCGCCGTCAGGCGAGACCGTTTCGTCCGGCTGCTTCTGCTCCGACATCTACCTGATTCCGTTCTCGGTGGCCGGCGGCCTGGCCGTGACCTACCTCGAGCACTTCGACTACAACAATCCGGACATTCGCTCCCTGGCCGGCACGCCGCTGGGGCTGTTCACCATCCAGGGCAACGGCGCATTCATGGAGACCATCCGCCAGACGAACTGGTGCGTGATCTGGCAGGCCAAGATCGAGCCTCGGCTGATCATGCGCACGCCGCAGCTGGCAGGCCGGCTCAAGAACGTGAGCTACTGCCCGCTTCAGAACCCGGACCAGCCGTTCCCGTCTGACCCGTACTACCGTGCGGGTGGTGAGACCTCGCGGCCCGGCCCAAGCCCCTACTATCCATGGTAAACTGAGCCAATCGGCCCGGAGCTGCCTCGGAAGGCCTTCCGGTTACTACCTCGCCGGGGGGCCTTCCCTATGTCCCCTGGGTTGTGATAGGGTGCGCGCGACGTCGAGCAGCGCTGACAAAACGATCTATCGCCGCCCAGAGGACAGCGGCGCTGCTCGGCGCTTACACGGGGGGACACGTGCAGCTTCGCGGCACGGTGCTGGTCACGGGAGGCGCGGGATTCATCGCGCGGGCTCTCTACCAGCGAGCACTCAACGAACACTGGCCGGCCCAGTTCGTCATCTACAGTCGCGACGACGGCAAACACCGTCCGGTCCTCGAGCGCTTCCCCAACGTCACGAAAGCGATCCGGGGGGACGTCTGCTTCCGCTACAGCGGTGATGGCCTGACGCCGTTCGATCTCGCCATGGCCGAAGTGCAGCCCGATGCCGTCATCCATGCTGCGGCATCAAAATATGTCGACCTCTCAGAGAGCAATGCCTGGGACACCTACCGGGTCAATGTGCTGGGGAGTGCCAGCGTGGCACTCGCCTGTGCTCGCGCCCAGACGCCGCTCGCCATCGCCATCTCAACAGACAAGGCCTGTTTGGATTACTTTGCGCCCGTTCGTCTGGCAAACGGCCGCACGGTCCGCATCGCCAAGCTGGTGCACGATCAGTGTGACGGGGAGGTCGTCACACTCGCCAACGACGGGCTTCGGACCGCCCGAATCACGGGATGGCATAAGAATCAGAGGGCGGGCCGAACAATGCTCGGTCTCAGCTACGAACATGCGCACCAGCATCGCGGGCAATCGCAGCGAGCATGGCTGACGGAGGATCATCTCGTCCTGACTCCTGATGGATGGATACCAGCAGCTGCACTCAGGACCGGGGATCATATCGTCACCGGCGAAGAAGCACCGAATGCACGGCAATTCGCCACGACCGTGGGGTGCCTGTTGGGTGATGCTTTCTTGACACGCAATGGGTCAGGCCGTGCTCGGCTACAAACGAGCCACGGCAATCGAGACCAGGAGTGGCAAGATATCGTCGCCCGGCTTCCCCATTCCGCAGGAGCGGCCCTTGGTCAGATGAGGGAGCATTGGTATCCAAGCGGCAAGAAGATTGTCTGCCGCCGAGACGTTCTCGATGCTTGGTCAGCCCAAATGTTGGCCGCGTGGTACATGGATGACGGTTGTGTAAGTCGCACGAATGGGGGCCGTACCTATCACGCGCGCTTGGCAACCCACGGATTCTCAGTTGAGGATGTGCAATGGTTGGCGGACCAACTGACCTTACATGGATTCCCGGCGCACGTCCTCATGGTCCGCGTGGGCAAGTGGGGCCCTTATCCAGAGACGCGACTCACGGCCGACGCAAGCGCTCGCTTTTTTGCTGCGATCGGTCCATATGTGATGGGGCACATGCGTCGCAAGCTGCCGGATTGGGCTCCGCCTTATGAAGAACGTCACTGGAGGTTCGGCCCGTCCCTCCCGTACATTGCTCCGGTAAAGGTCACGAAGGGGGATCGGCCTCGGCGTAATGTCTACTGTCTCGATGTGGAGGGTACTCACAACTTTGTTGCAGGGGGGGTCATCGTCCACAACTGCATGCCGGTCAACACGTACGGCGCAACGAAACTGCTCATGGAGCGGCTCTGGCAGGAGGCGGCGCGCTGGAACGCTGCTTCGCGCTTCGTTGTCGCTCGCTACGGCAACGTCATCGGGTCGACGGGCTCCGCGCTCCCTCGCATGCGCCAGCAGGTGCGGGCAGGCGAGCAGGTGACGGTCACGAACCCGGACATGACGCGGTTCTGGATGACAAGCGGCGAGGCGATAGACACCATCCTGGCCGCGGCGGATGCACCGAGCGGGACGGTGACGGTGTACTCCGCGCGCGCGTCGTCGCTTCTCACGGCCGTGCACGGTGCCGTGGGCGACATGCAGTACGTCCAGGTTGGGGACCGTGCCGGTGAGAAAGCCCACGAGACCCTGCTGACCTCGAGTGAGGCTAAGCGGGCCCTGAAGGAGGGGCCGTTCTGGACGGTTTTGGCGCCGACGGTGAAGGCGCTCCATCCCGCTGAGCGGTTCGAGCTCCGGAGCGATCGACCACTGGCCGGGAACTGGAGCGCAGCGGAGATCGCGGCAGCACTCGACGAGGCGGAGCACGTATGACCATCTATCTGTTCGGCCACCGTGGGGCGCTCGGCACGGCGCTTCGTTGGGCCTGGGACCGCGCGGACGAGGAGCCTTCGGAGTTGCTGATGGCTGACTCGCTGCTGCCGACTGGCATGGGCCCATATGGGGCAGATGACATCGTCATCAACTGCATCGGTAGACTGCCAGGTGCTCCCGCCGCCGAGCAGATTGAATCGAATGCGGCGATACCCCTTCGCCTTAGCGCTGAAGCCCAAAGGTGCGGTGCCGGCTATGTCGGCATCTCCACCGACTGCGTGTTTGGCGTCGGGGCCGACGCCTGGGCCCGGGCCATATGGCCGCCAAGCGGGCTCGCATCAGCGCCAAACGATCGACTCGGAGCGGGCCCGGGGCACAGAGTCGATAGCCCATTAGCGCCCATCGATCCCTACGGCTGGACGAAGGCGCTCGGGGAGCAGGTTCCTGCGGGCCTCATCGTGCGAACGTCCTTCGTGACGACGCGACATGGGCTTTGGCGCTGGTGGCGGGATGTCGGTTACGCCGGCGACGGCTGGACTCATGCCTACTGGTCGGGCTCGACCGTGCGCGCCGTCGCCGTGCAGCTGCTCCGGGCTATCCAGGCGGAGGGAGTGCCGCGAGACAGCCGACGGATCGTGCACCTAGCGACCGAGTTCCCCATTTGCAAAGCGGCGGCGCTGCAATCCTTGGCGCGCCACGATGGGGCGGTCTCCGTGATTCGGCTGCTGCCGGAGCCGCGCATCAACCGCACGCTTCTGCCCAGCGGGCCGCTTTGGACGCTGCCGTCGCTCGAGGAGGCGCTTCGGCGCGATGGAGCCGACGAATGACGACCGCGCCCATGACGGTCGTGATTCCGCTCGGTCCATTGGAGGCACATCAGCGCTGGATCGAGGAATGCCTGGACTCGGTCGCTGCGCAAACGACCCATCCCTACGAGATTCTCATCGTAGACGACGTGGCTCCGATTCCATCCGAGTATCTGCCACGCCGAGAGAGCCTCCTACGCTATTGGCGTGCCCCCTGGCATATCGGGGTGGCCTCCGCCTTCAATTGCGGCGTGGCGCTGGCTTCCAGATCGTGGATTCTGATGCTCGGTGCAGATGACACGCTGGAGCCCACGGCCATCGAGGCATGGTGGGAGTCCGCGCATCAGATCCCCGAGCAGGAAGCGGAACGCACGTACTGGTACTACGGCGTGCGTTACATGGAGAGCGGCGAAACGCAGACCGTGCCGTGCAACGCGGCCGTCGTTCACAAGCACCTCTGGGACCGCACAGGGGGCTTCCCCGTCGAGACGGCATCGGGAGCTCCAGACAGCGCACTCATCTCAATCCTGATGACGCATCCCGACGTTGGCGCCCTGCGCCCGATCGCGAACGGCGCTCCGCTCTACAACTACCGCTCGCATCCGGACACGGATACGGCGCAGCGCGGACCATGGCAGAGCGTCATCTTGGAGACGCGCAACATCCTGACCCGGGATTGGAAGCCGCCGCGGTGGGGGAGGTATTCATGAGCCTAGCAGTGGCAGTCGCGGCGCATCGCGCTCAACTGCAGGCGTACCCGCTCATCGGCGGCCACGCCGGCATGGAGGTCTACCGCCTGCCTGGCGGAATCATCGAAAAGGTGGCGCTCGACGCGCACAACCGGCGGGCGCTCCAGAACGACATCCGGTTTCTGGATGAGATGGCGGGCTCCGGGATGACTCCGACTCCGAGGGTAGGGGTCGTGCGTGAGCACGAGGGCAAAGCCTACGCCTTCCAGTCCAATGACCTGGGGCGGTCCGATCATCATCCCCTCGATGGCGAGCTGTTTCGCCGCAACATGATCCGCCTGCTCTGGGAGCTCCGTAGCCGGAACGTCCGCCATGGGGATATGACCTCGTCGAATATCATCCTCAAACGCGACTGGCCGTACCTCATCGACTTCCAGGAGGCACACTTCATCGGCGAACCCGCTCCGCAGAAGCAACCATGGTCGGATTCGGGGCTCTGCTTTCGCACGATTGCGGAGTGGCCGGCCGATGGTCAAGAGGTGGGGGACACGCCGCGCGTAGCGCGCCGATGGCGGGCCGTCTTGCGGGACCTGGGGGCGCACACGGATCTCGCGCTTCCACTCAAGGGCAAGACGTTCTGCGATCTCGGGTGCTTTCAAGGCGACTTCGTGGCGGCGGCAGCGTGCGAGGGCATGCGCGCCTCAGGCATCGATACGGGCGGATTCCACACCGGGGAGAACTCCATCGCTATCGCTCGAGAGCTCTGGAGCTACATGCCCGTCAAGTTCGACCAGGCCAACATCATGGACCTGGACACTTTCAACTTCGACGTCGTGCTCCTGTTCTCGACGTTCGCCTACATGGTGCGCGACTACGGGCGAGCAGCTGCTGAGGCGAAGCTGATGGAGATTGCGCAGGATTGCGGCATCCTGTACTTCGAGACGCAACTCGCCGGGGATGGGCCTGGGCCCGCCTGGCTCCCCAGCGATGAGGCCGTTCAATCCTGGCTCAATGGTTTGGGCTGCGAGGCTGCGCCCATCGTGACCATTCCCGTCGTTGGACGGCGGGCCAGCCGGACGGTCTGGCGCGTTGCTCATGGCTGAGGAGACGCTCGGGGTGGCCGTTCTGACCTATGACCGTTGGGATTACGCTGCCCGGACCATATCGTCCCTCGCGAAATACCTCCGCTGGAGCAGTCGATTGGTCGTGCATATCGCCGATGACGGGAGCGCCGACGAGTATCGCCAATGTCTGGCGCACCTGGCAAGCGATGCGTTCGGACTGCCGGTGCGCACGAGCAACAGCGAGCGCCGCGGCTACGGTGCCTCCTACAACCTGGCCATGCAGCAAATCCATCCTCAGTCGACCTGGGTCCTGCCGCTTGAGGACGATTGGGAGTGTCTCCGACTTTTCGACGCCGAGGAGTTCGTGCGGCCGCTCCGGGAGGGATGGGGCTGCGTAAGGTTGGGCTATCTGGGATTTCTCGCCCAACTCCGCGCCGAGGTCCTCAACATCGACGGCGCGACCTATCTCCATCTCGATCCCACGAGTGCAGAGCATCACATCGCAGCGGGCCATCCACGGCTCGAAACTGTGCGCTGGGCGCGGGCTGTCGGGCCATGGACGGAGGGACTCGATCCTGGAAGCACCGAGCGCGAATGGTGCGGCCGGCCTGCCGCTCGTCAGCGGGTGCTCTGGCCCCTCAACCTGCGGCCGGTGGGAGACCTGTTCGCGCACATCGGCAGCATCCAGGCGAGGGCGGATCAACGATGACGCAATCCCCTGCCCGCGACCTCGCTCGGTCCCGCAAGTACCTGACTGTTGACGATGTCGACCTGATTCAGTCTCTCTTCGAGGCACACTGGCGAGCCCAGCGCCCGCGCTGGGTGGCAGATCTCGGAGCGGGCAGCGGCACCACAGCGCTCGCCATCCTTGAGCGTTTTCCGGATGACACGCGCGTGATGAGCGTGGATCGAAGCCAGGATGCACTGAACTGGACGGAGCAAGCCGTCAAGAATTGCGGCTGGGCCCATCGCTGGGAAAGTTGGTGCTCGCACACCTCCAATGGGCCCCGGAACGGTTGCCTCTTCGACGGACTGCTGCTCGACACTTCGCATGAGCAAGCCGATACAGCGATGGAGCTCAAGCTCTGGTTGCCGTCGCTGCGCGCTCGTTCTCCCGTCTGGTTGCATGATCACACCGATGCCTATCCGGGAGTGGCCTTGGCACTGGCCCCATTCATCGCAAGCGGGACGCTTGCGGAATGGTCCCGCCGGGGAATGGGCTGGGGTGGTACCTATCTGGGAGGGAGCCTGTGAGGTACATCGACCTGCTGATCATCTACGTGGTCATTCTCGGGCTGGGCTTGGCGCTCTGGAGACTTGCGGAATGATCAGGGTTCACATGTGGCCGGAAGCGCGCGGCCAGGATGATGGCCAGGGTGGCGTTCGTCGGGTCGTGGAAGGGCTCCAGAACTCGTTGCCCGCCCAGGGTATCCAGCTTGTGGGCAATCCCGCCGACGCCGACATCCTCGCCTGCCACATCACAATGCCGCGAGAGTGGCTGCGAAAATGGCCGCGAAAGCTCTTCGTGGCGCATTGCCACGGGCTCTATTGGTCAGAGTTCGAGTGGCCGTCCTGGTGCCACGATGCGAACCGCGAGGTGCTTGCGGCCATCACATCCGCAGATGCGGTCACCGTGCCCACGGACTGGGTAGCGCGCGCCATCCGTCGGCACACGGCACGGGATCCCGTCGTCATCGGGCATGGCATTGACGCTAGCCAGTGGCAGGGCAGGCCGGTGTCACCGGCCTACATCCTCTGGGACAAGACTCGTCCGGATCCGGTCTGCGATCCGGATCACATGAACGAAGTGGCCAAGCTCCTACCCGAACGGCAGTTCGTCTCTACGTTCGGGAGAGCGGCGCCCAACGTGACGATCGTCGGGCACAAATCCTACGCCGAAGCCGCATTGCTCCATCAGGGCGCGAGCGCCTATCTCTCGACGGCGCGCGAGACCTTCGGGGTCTCCATCCTCCAGGCGCTCGCCTGCGGGGTGCCTGTCGTTGGCTGGCGCTGGGGAGGCGCGGCCGAAATCGTGACCGACGGCGTCGACGGGTTCCTCGTGCGCCCTCACGATTACGCGGCGCTCGCCGTAGCCCTTGAGAAGGCGATGGTGGAGCGAGATTCGATGGCCGCAGCCTGCCGCGAGACCGCCGCGCGGTGGTCGTGGGAGCGCGCCGCTGCGCAGTACGCGGGCCTCTACCGGCAGCTGGCAGAGCGGCGCGCTGCCGAGGAGTCGAGCCCGCGGACGTCCATCGTCGTCACTGCCTATAAGCTCGCCCAGTACCTGCCCGATGCTCTCGACTCCGTGGAGGTTCAGACCGACCCCGACTGGGAATGTGTCGTCGTCGACGACGACTCGCCAGACGACTGCGGCGCCATCGCCGACGCCTACGCGGCGAAGGACAAACGGTTTCGGGTCATTCACAACGAGACGAACCAGTACCTCGCGGGCGCGCGCAACACAGGCATCGCGGCCGCGCGCGGGCGATACATCATCCCCCTCGATGCTGACGATCAACTCACGCCCCACACGCTCGCGCACCTGGCCGCGGCCCTCGACGAACGCGTGCTCCCGAAGATCGGCCGGCCGGACGAGTTCGAACCGGTGCATGCCGTCTACGGCAACGTGCGCTTCACCGAGGAAGACGGTCGGACTCCCGTCGTCTACCGGCGCGATCTGCCGGCTGGCAACAGCGGCTGGCCCGAGCAGTTCGTCTGGGAACGGCAACTCAGCGGGCAGAATCTCATGCCCTACTGCTCAATGTTCACGCGGGAGGCGTGGCGACTCACTGGCGGCTATCGGGGCCGCTGCCGCACCGCCGAGGATGCGGACCTCTGGTGCCGGCTGGCGTCGTACGGATTCCGCGCGCGTATGGTCACGACAGCGGACACTCTCATCTATCGCAACCGCGAATCCTCCATGTCCCGTCTCGAGGCTCCCGTGCAGTGGCACCGTTGGTTCCCCTGGCACGGCGGAGACTCGCGGAGAGCGCCGGCAGGAGCGGGGACAAGGTCAATACCCCCCGTACCATCTCTCGATCCTCCGGCGCTCTCCGTGGTCATCCCTGTCGGCCCGGGCCACGAACGGCTCGTCACCGACGCTGTCGACTCTGTAGAGGCCCAGACGTTCCGGGGCTGGGAGATCATTGTAGTCAATGATTCGGGCAAATCCCTCGCTCCGTTGCCGTCCTGGGTGAGAATCATCGAGACCGAGGGCAGGACGGGCGTCGCCCATGCTCGCAACGTCGGCGTGGCCGCTGCTCGGGCGCGCTACTACCTGCCCCTCGATGCGGACGACATGCTGGAGCCGGAGTGCCTGGAGTTCATGTTCGAGGTCATCCGCAAACAGCCGGGCATCGTGGCGTACTCCGACTTCTGGGAGGATCCCAGCGGCCCCGGGCAGTGGCAGGTGTTCCGGAATCCGGACTGGGATCCGGAATTGCTCGTCCGCATCGGCCAGATCGGCGCCGTCACGCAGCTGATCCCCGTCGACGCCTGGCGCACCGTCGGCGGTTATGACGAGCAGTTGCCGGCCTGGGAGGATTGGGCGTTTCACATCGCGCTCGCGGATCGCGGGTACTGCTCGACGCGCATTCCGCTGCCGCTCTGGACCTATCGGAAGTACACGGGCCGCCGGCGCGAGGAAAACATGGCGGCGTTCGAGGATTCGAAGGCTGCTATCCTGCGACAATGGGACCGACTCTGGAAAGGGGGCGAACGATTCATGGCCTGCTCAGGATGTCGCAAGGGGGCAGCGTCGACCTCGCTCCCATCGCCAGAATCACGCGTTCAGGCGGCGCCTGCGGGGAGTTCGCCGAACGGACTCACGGCCATCCTCTATGATGGCCCGCTGACCTCGGAGCACAGCTACCGGAGCCCGAAGACGAGCACGCGGTACTACTTCAAGAAGGGCAGCTGGGCCTACGTCAAGAACGATGACGTCGACTGGCTGCTGAACCTGCGGGGCATGTCGCGATACACGGTGGAGCAGGTGGCCTCGATGCCGGCTCGCTCCGCGCCCGAGCTCGCGTCGGTTACTCGTCAGCCGTGACATGGCTATCCCTCGCGCTTGCCGGCCTGGCCGCGTGGAGGGTCGCCGTGCTCTTGGTCGAGGACGATGGGCCGTTCGAGGCCATTCGGCGGTTGCGAGCCGCGCTCTGGCGCGACGGAAATCCTCTGCCCCTGGCGAGTGTGTTGCACTGCGTCGGCTGTACGTCGGTCTGGACGGCTGCGGGAGCGTATGCGTGGCTGCGACTCGATGCGCCGACCTGGCCTCTCGCGGTCGCGGCCGTCGCGGGGCTGGCGCTGATGCTGGAGCGCCTATCGCGGAGCATTTGAGTACACTGGCGCCATGAGAGCATCGACCCCGACCAAACTCCCGCTCTGGCGATGGTTTCAGCTCGTCGGCGTCAATCCGCTTCATGGCGCCGGCCTGCAGCTCGACGGCTCAAGTGGGCTCCCGAACACCCAGAATGTCAGCTGCGGCCAGGCCTGGGCTCAGCACTCATGGCAGGCATCGGATGCGGTCTCCCGCGAGGACGTCGCCGAGGCCATCGCCGAAGCCGAAGGCGATCTCGAGCGCTACATCGGCTATCGCCTGCTCCCGACCTGGGAGTTCGACGAATGGGCCCACATCGAGCGGTATTTCCGCCCCGAAGCTGTAATGCGCCCGTCCTTCGATGTGCGTGGCCTCCACAACATCGTGAAAGCACGCTGGGGCCACATCCTCACCGGTGGCATCAAGGCTGCGACAGTGCTTGAGGAGGGCAGTGCGATCACCTGGTCGGATGAAGACGGCGACAGCTACGATGAGACCGGCACCGTGACCGTAGCCTCGGGCTCGCTCGTGGTCGATGCGGCGGAGGTACATGCGTTCTATCCCGGCAAAGACGGCGCGCCCGAATGGGAGATCCGGCCGATCCACGTGGTGATCGCGTCGGGCGTCTCCACGATCACGTTCCGGCGCGAGCTCGCGGTGCTGGAGGATCTTCAGGAGGCGCTCGGCTGGGAGGCCCAGGACGCCTCGGTGGACGCAAGTTTCCTCGCTGAGGTCGACGTCTACCGCATCTACAACGACCCGCAGACTCAGGTGTCGTTCCTGTGGGAGCCGGCAGGTGGCTGCAGCTGCTCCGAAAGCGGCAGTTGCGTGCAGTGCTCCTACGAGACGCAGACCGGCTGCCTCCTCATGCGAGATCGAGCGCTGGGTGTGCTCTCGTATGCTCCCGGAGACTGGAACGCTACGGATGAGGATTTCGACCGGGCCGAGTGGATCGTCGGGCGTATGCCGGACGTCGCTCGGCTCTATTACCGCGCCGGCTGGCAGGATCAGAAGCGCCAGCATCCGACCATTGAGATGGACCGCGACTGGGAACGCGTCATCGCGCGCTTCGCGGCCGCGAAGCTCGATCGCCCGGGCTGCGTCTGTGCAGCGGGCATGAACCGGTGGCAGACGGATCTCGCCTTCCGCTCTGGGGGTGAGGAGTTCTCGGCCTACAATGTCTCGGCTCAGGACCTGGATAACCCGTTTGGCACGCGGCGCGGTGCCATTGCCGCCTGGCGCCGCGTGAGGGACCCTGAGACAGCAATCGTGCGCTCGGCAGTGATGCCATAAGGGGGGAACGTGCCTTATTTGGATCTTGTTCGCATTTTTACGTATCATCCGCCGTCGCCCTACCAGGCGACGCGGTATCAGCATCTGCGAGAGGGGGCCCTGGCCTTCGCGCGCCTGATAGAGATCAACACACCAGAATCCGCGGAACAGACGCTCGCCATTCGCGCGCTGCAGCAGGCCACCATGTGGGCAAACGCGGCGATCGCCATCAATGAACCAGACGGTGCGCCCGCATGAACACGCGCACCGTCGACTGGACAGACGAGCTCGGCCGGCGCTTTCGGTCCATCATCCCCATGGATGCGCCGGACCGGGAGGCTCCCCATGGCATCCTCCTCGGGCCGCCTCGACTGGAGGCGCTGGGGCTACCGCTCGACGCTGAAATTCGGCTTAATCACCAGCTCTGGCATCGTGGGCTCATCACCCAACAGGACCTCGAGCGCCACATCGGAGATGTGAGAGATGCCGTCCTGGCTGCTTTCCGGGTGGACGCGCAACGCATCCTCGCGCTGGCCAGCACCGACGGAAACCCCCCATGAGGATCCGTTATGGTCTATGGCTTACGTCCCCCATCACCGCCGGACCACAGGGGGAGCCGACTGGATACGGCGCGGCGTGTTCTAACGGATCCGAGGAGATCATACCGTGATCGTCATCTGCTCGCGTTGCGGGATGGAGTTTGGCTCTGGTGGCATGGAGCCGCGCGCTCGGGCCGATTCTCGCTCTTCAGGTACACTGGCATGAGTCGGCACGGCTGGCCGCAAGCGCGAGTTTTCCTCGCCCACGTGACGCCAGCGGCCTGAGCCTCTACACTCCAGCCTGAAACCGGGGGGTGATCTCCATGTCGGAGGCTCCCCGTTGGTCGCTAACCAGAAGATCGCCAAGACGACTTTCTCCCGGCTCTGGGTTATCGATGGAGTCGCCGGGCCCACGAACGCTCCCAGCTACAAAGGTCAGGCTCGCGGAGGTGCCCTCACCTGGGACCTCGGAGACCTGACACCGGTCTACTCCCCCAGCGAGACCGAGTACGACAAATTCGACGTCACCGACATCATCCAGGGCCAAGAGGGACTTCCCTCGATCCCGCTCGAGTTCCGCTACCCGCTGGCCTACAGCGACATGTTCGCGCTTGCGCGCCGGCGCTGCGAGATCACCCCGATGTTCCACTTTGGGAGCTGCAAGGACCCGCGAGACCATAACTCTGGCTGGTCCGATGGCAAGGTGCTGGTCATCAGCCAGGGCGTGGTCACGACCTACAGCACAGGCGAAGTCGGCGCTCTCGATTCCTCACAGCGCGCCATCATTCCCGAGAACCTCGCCGTCACGGGGCGGACGGCATACGAGATCAAGCCCGTCCTGCCGGCAATCCAGGCAGACACGCAGGTCACCGATGAGGTGATCGACGTCGCGATCTGCGACAGCATCAGCTGCGGTGGCTGCGGACCCGCCTCCGATGGCGCCCAGCATCTTTTCGCACTCGTCTCCGATTCCTCGGGTTCGCCCGGCCTCCCCGCCAAGGTGGTTTACACGACGGATGGGGGCGCAACCTGGGCGACGTCACCCATCACATCGCTCGGGCTCGCCGAGGCGCCGTCAGCGATGTCTTGCGTCGGGCCTTATTTGGTGGTCGTCTCCAACGCCTCCATCAGTCACCACTACCTGCGGACCGCGGACCTCATCGCCGGCCTCGGCGGCTGGACCGAGGTCACGACGGGATACGTCGGTTCGGGCCCTCCCAACGATCTCGTCTCGCTTGGTGCGGATCGCACCTACATCGTCGGGGACGGCGGCTACATCTACCTGCTCACGGACGCCACGCAGGGCGTGACGGTTCAGGAGGCTGGCAGCGTCACGGCGCAGGACCTCAATGCGATCCATGCTGTCGACCGCGACAATGTCGTCGCCGTCGGGAACGCCAATGCCGTCCTCGTAACGACGAACGGCGGCTCGACCTGGGCAGCGGTCACCGGACCCATCGCAGCTACCGTTCTCAATACGGTCTGGATGGTCACCGATCAGATCTGGTGGATCGGCGCCGCGGACGGGAACGTCTACTACACGATTGATGGCGGCGACAACTGGGACGCAAAGACCTTTCAGGGCTCCGGGACTGGCAGCGTCGCCGATATCTGCTTCGCCACGCGGGAAGTCGGCTACTTGATCTGGAACGACACCGGAAACCTCCGCGGCCATGCCTACCGGACAATCGACGGCGGCTACTCGTGGTATCGGCTGCCAGAGCAAGCCGTCACCTGGCCCACGTCCCGGCAGCTCAATGCCGTGGTCGCAGCGACGGCGCGCGGCGTCGAGAACGTGAGCCTCTGGGGTGGGCTTGCCGTCGACGGTTCAGATGGCCGCTTGATCAAGGCCGCTTGACGATGTTGACGAAGCGGCTCGAGCAATTGGCGGTGACGGTGGGCGTGGCCATTCTGGCATCGATGGCAAACGCTCTCGTTCAGCTCGACGCCGCGGACCTCCTCGAGCCACGTGAATGGCTCGTCGGCCTCGTGACCGGCCTAGCAGCTGCGGTGGGGGCAAGCCTGCTAGGCTTCACGAGGCTAATCATGAGCGATTGAGCTGCGATGACGGACGAACGCTGGGTGAACTACGGGGGATCGGCCGCGCCGAGTGGGAGCGCAACGAGTGGCGGTCCGCCGATGTGCCCGAGGATCCCGAGTGGATCCCGCCATGGTCTGCGTCGCCTGGCTCCTGAGCTGGTGGCGATGCTGGGCTGCGCGGTGGCTGGACTGGGCATTCCCTGAGAGTCGCCTACTCCAATGGTGAGGATCTCCCGAAGGCCCCACCGGCCCGGGCGCTCGGCCATTCGCCAGCTTCGGGCCGACGTCTGGGGACTGGACGTTCTCCTCTACTGCGGACACAGTTACCGATTCACAGTCACGGACCTCCGCGAGAAGCCATATCTGCTGAGCCTGACTCCTGGTCGATGGTTGTATTGCTCATCATGCCCGAGCACGCGCTCCGCGTGACGGTGATACACTGCGGCCGTGGCTGACGATCCCCTGCTCTGGACTGACGCGGAAGGGATCCAGTCCACGACTCTCTCGACAAGGGTCGTCCTCGCTTCCCTCCCGATTCCGAGGGCGCTCGTCCGGCGCGCTCTCAGCAGTGTGGCCGATCCCGAGGTTCCCAAGATCACGTTTGAGGATGGTCACATCGAGGAGAACCCCTCAGACCCGGACTACGGCGCCGCGCAGGAACAAGCACAAGCTGAGCGCATGCGCGCCCTCACGCGATTGTTTCTGGCGCGTGGCCTCGAAATCGTGACCACCCCGCCGGACGTTGCGCCTCCAGAGAATGACAGCTGGATCGAGGAGCTCGCGGCTGCCGGTATCGCCGTCGACGTGCGCAGCCGGTGGACGCGCCGTCTCGACTGGCTGGAACTCTACGCCTGCCGGACAGACGCCGACCTCACGGCCGCTTTCAATCTCGGCCGCTCTGCCATAGGTATCCTAGAGAGCGAGGTCCTGGCGCGGATGTCGTGCTTTCCGGGCCTGGAGGGACGGGGAGTCGCTGCTTGAGCATCCTCTCACGTCGCAACAGGTCGATCTCGGGCTGGCCACGGAGCCGGACATTCCAGGCTTCGTGCCGGAGCGCGACGAACGCGAGGCGGCACGGCATGCTTGCATTCCCTGGCCCGAATGGGACGGACTGGCCCGCGAGCAGCGAATCGAGGCGGTGGCACATTGGCGATTCCAGCGACTGATCGAGATCCATCGCAGCGACGCAATGGCGAAACACCAGGAACGCCAGATGGCGCTGCGGAAAGCGCGCGCCGGATCACCCTGAGCAACGGCATCACGCTCCGCGTCAGAGCCGTCCCTCGGGGAGCGCTCCGTCGCGCCATCGATGCCGTCACAATCGATGCGGACCCTACGGACGATGCGGACCCTACGGAGCTTCACTCCAATCGGATCATGGCCGTGGCGCGTGTGCTGCTGCTGCTGGGGACGGAGTTCGACGCTGCTCCCCCTGGCACGATGGCACCAGCCGACGACGGCTGGGTCGAGCAGCTGGCGCTCGCCGGCGTGCCCATCGACCCCAATCCCGGGGCTCGCTATCGCGAGTGGGTTGAGAGCTATGCCCTCGCGGAGCAACGGGATCTCGCGGCTGTCATCCGCGCAGTCACAGAGGCTTGTGGCTATCTGGAACGCGAGGTTATCCAGGCCGTCGAGTACTTCATGCCGGGAGAGTTGGCACGCGCTACGGCGCAGCCGCGGCCGGCCGCGCGCCGGCGGAAATCGTAGACTACACTCTCGATTGACGGTCGGGGGGTGCCGGAGGTTTCCGTGCCCCTGGAGAAGGCTGGCGTCCAGGCCGTCGTCGAAGGACTCAACAGCTATCTCAACGACCTCAAGCGCATGCAGCAGGCGACTGCTGCGACAGGGCAGCAGGCCGCGGCGGCTGGTGGTGGATTCACATCCTTCGGCAGACAGATCGCTAGCACGGCTCTCGGATTCGGCGCCGCTCAACTCGCAATTGGTGGAATCAAGGCGGCCCTCTCCGGCAGCGTGGGGGCCTTCGCCACCTACGAAAAGAATCTCTCCGCGGTAGCGGCCGTCTCTGGCGCCTCAAAGGATCAACTCGACGGCCTGGGGGAGACAGCACTTCGCATCGGGTCGGACACGATGTTTTCGGCCCGCGAGGTCTCGGGCGCGATGGTCATCCTCTCTCAGGCGGGCTTGAGCGCCGAGGACATCATGATCGGGGCGGCCGATGCGGCCGCGAACCTCGCGGCGGCTGGTGGCACCAATCTCGCTCAGGCTGCGGACACCGTCTCTACGTCGATGGCGGTCTGGGGAGCGAAGACATCAGACCTGACGGAGTATGTCAACCGTCTCGCTGGGGCAGCCAACGTCTCGCGGTTCGACGTCGACGACATGTCGCAGGCGATTGCGCAAGGCGGTGGCGCTGCTGCGGCGGCGGGGATTAGCTTTGCTGACTTCTCGACGTCCATCGCGGGGACCGCCAAGTTCTTTCAGTCGGGATCCGACGCTGGCACGTCCTTCAAGCAGTTTCTGAACACGCTCATCCCGAACACGGACGCCGCGAAAGATGCCATGGAAGGCCTCGGCCTCCGAACCAAAGAAGGCTCGCTCGCGTTCTTCGATGCTCAGGGCCAGATGAAGCCGCTCTCCCAGATTGCGGGCATCCTCAAGACGGCTTTCACGGGACTTTCCGACGAGCAACGTGCTCAGGCTCTCCAGACCATCTTTGGCCGAGACGCGATGCGTACGGCCATCGGCATCATGGAGATGGGACAAGACGCGTTCGTCTCGATGTCCGACGCCATGAAGAATTCGGACGCGGCCGAGATCGCTCGCCAGCGCACCGACAATCTCGCGGGCGCCTGGGAACGGCTGACGGGAACCATCGAGACGCTCGGGATTCAGTTCACGAGCGTCCTCGCGCCGGCGCTCACAGCATTGGCCGATTTCCTCGCCGACGAGTTGCCGAACGCCATCAACTACCTCAGCGAGACGTGGCGGCCGGCTTTCCTCGCCATGGCTGAGGTATTGGGGCCAGTGGTCGAAGCAACCGGGGAGTTGCACGGCTCCCTCGATCCGGATCTCGTGCAGGCTTTCGCGATTGCCATCGGGATCGTCACCGCGGCCACGATTGCCTACACAGCCGCCGCGCTCGCCGCCGCGCTCGTGAACCCGTTCACGGCAGCCTTGCTGGCAACCGTGGCCATCACGACGGGCATCACCTACCTCATCCTGAAATGGGACGAACTCCGGGAGAGATACGAGTGGTTTGACACGACGGCCACCATTCTGGAGGCCCTGGCAGGTGGGGCAGTCGAGGCCTTCCACAGGATGGGCGATGCCATCAACTTCGTCCGCGAGCACGCCGACCAGTTCAAGCTGGGGCTGGAAATTCTGGCGGGTGTCGTCAGCTTCGGCATGATCCCTGCCACCATCGAGATCATTCGACATTGGGATGACCTGAAGGCGGCATTCTGGGCCACGGAGAGAGCGGTTGCCAGTGCTGTCGGCGCAGTGGAGGATGCTGGTCGCGCAGTGGGCGATTTTGGCGCCGCCGTCTGGGATGCGGCGGAATCCGTGGCGGAAGCGCTCGATGACGCCCTGCAAGCTGTCGGCGACTTTGCCCAAAGCATATTTGACTGGGCCATCGCGTTCCCGGGGGACGTCTACGACTGGTTCACGGGAATCGGGGAGGCCATCGTTGATGGCATCAAGGACGGCATCGCGGGAGCTTGGGACAATTTCACGGACTGGTTCGAGGATCGGCTAGAGGACCTCAAGGACCTGCCGGGACGTGTTCTCGGCGTCAGCAGTCCCGCGCTAAGCATGATCCCCGTGGGCGAGGCCATCGTGCAGGGGATCGAGATGGGAATCTCGAACCAGACGCCGAGCCTCCTTGCGAGGATGCAGGCTCTCGGGCAGCAGGTCATCAGCTTCGCGAATCAGATACAGGCATCCCTGGTCGGGCTCTCGGGGGCGGCACTCGACCTGTCCCATATGCCGCAGATGCCGGTGCTACCTCAACTGCCGGGCCATGGCCCCGATTTCTTCGATATCATCGCTGCTCAGCCGGGCGCTGCCTGGTGGGATCTGATAACAGGACCGGTAGCGGGCGCTGCCCCGACCGGCCCTACCACTCCGACGCGGACCGTGAATCTCGGTGGTGGTGGCGCCGGAGGTGGCGCCGGCAAAGCACTCAAGGACTCAGCCCAAAGCGCCATCGATGCTTTCCGCGAGGCTCTCGCACCTGAGCTCGAAGGGCTGGTCAAGCAGTTCGGAGAGACGGGCGCCAAGGCGGCCGATGCCCTGGGCGAGGCCATCAGAACCAACAGCCCCCGCGCAGGCGAGAATGCCGCACGCGCCATCGATGATCTGCTCGACCAGCTCCGAGAAGATGAGATTCCCAACGCCGAAGCGTTGGGCTCGAATCTCATGGAGGCCTTTGCTCGCGCCCTCACCGAACGTACTCCGGAGGCCCAGCAGGCCGCCCTCGAAGCGCTCTCGGCCGTTACCGGCGCGATTCAGGCGAACCAGGACAAGATCGAGGCCGCCGGCAAACTGACTGGCGACAACCTCATGCGAGGCATAGCTGGCGCTATCGCCGAGGGAGAGGCTCAGAAGGCTGCGGAGCTCGAGTTCGGCAAGGCCGGCGCGCGCTTCATGGACACTCTGGACAAGGCCCTCAAAGACGGCGGGAAGAACGCGCTCGCCACGGTGTCCGAGAACGCGGCTGACATCGTAGAGCAGCTCCGCGAGGATATGCCCCCCGAAGACGCCAGCGCCCTCGGCCGAGACTTCATGGACGCCCTCGCGCGCGCTGTCGACGAGAAGTCGCCCGACGCCATCGCGGCCTTCGAGGAGGTCATGCGCGACGTCGGCGCCGTTCTTGATGGAGGCATCTACGATGCCAAGACCAAGACAGTCCTCCTGGCGGATGAACTCAAGGTCATCGTGGATACCTTCCGGCTCACCGGGGCGAACATCGCTACCGAAGTCGGACTCCTGGTGCAATCGGGACTGACGGCAGTCCTCGATGGCGTGAACGCTATCGCTCCATCAATCGCTGAGGCAGTCACCCGCATCCTGACGGATCTTCAGAACGGACTCATCTCGACGGCGACCTCCATACAGCGGCTCCAGGAACTGGCGTCCCAGATCAAAGTGGTTCCGGCGGGCACGGGCGGAGGGGGCGCTACGGCTGTCATGACCGGTGGCTCCCAGTCCGACGCCGACTTCGCACTGTTTCGTTCGCTCGCTCCGAACTCCGCGCTGACCTGGGAGCAGTGGAACGCGATGTCCGCTGATGATCGTGCTACGGCCCTCAAGGCAGCACAGGGAGCCGCCACGGCAGCCGCCACGGCGGACACCCTGGATGCGCAGTGGGTCAAACTGGCCAACAAGGTCGGCATGACTGGCCAGGCGACCTCCCTCACTCTCCCCGGTGGCGGAGTCGTCACCTACGCCGACTTCGCGAGGATGTCCGCCTTCCTGCGGGCTGACCTCCTGCATCAGGCCGGCGTCACGGGCTACGCCATCGGCACGCCGTACGTGCCACGCGACCAGCTGGCGATGATCCATGAGGGCGAGGCCATCATCCCGCGCGCCTACGCCGAGATTCTGCGCGCGAGCGGCATCGTGCCCGCGCATGGCTGGACGATGCCCACGAGCGTCCCGCTGATCCAGCTCAGCCAGCCGGACCAGCGGTCGACGAGCACGGTCTCCGTCGTCGCGGACATGCGGTATTCGAGCTTTGCTGGCTCACCCGAGGACAATGCGGCCGCCATCGAGCGTCGGATGCGTGATGTAATAGCGCGACAGCTGGGGCGCGAGGCGTTCCTGGCTGGCGCCAGGTAAAGGAGGGCGATTAGATGCCGATGACGGTAGCAATCCAGTGCCTGACCGGGGCAGGCCCGACGTCAACCGACGTCAGCAGCGTGGTGTTCAGCCGTGAGGACACCGTCAACGGAACGACTGCCATCCCCACTCCCACGAATCCAGGCACGAAGTTCTCGTGGGTGAAGACGTTCATCGTGAACATCTCCGCCACTGGCGGCCTTTCGATGACGAGCATCCGAGTAGGCAAGTCAGCTAACGAGGCCCAGACGGGTTACAAGTTCTGGCATGTCACGAGCCACGCGCTCGGCTCTTATGTCCAGGCAGCGAGCGCACCAGGCGACACTGGGGACAACAACGTCACCGCTCCCACCATCAACGGGGCGGCGGGTAGCGCCCTTGGCTTGATTACGACGCCACCGGCCGCCTATGCCGCTGGGCCATTTGCGACGACAGGGCAGAAAGGCAACCTGGTAGAGATCGTGCTCGGCGTCGATGGCACGGCCACCATGACCGGGACGGGGGTGAGCGTGACGACCGGCCGCTGGACCTGGAGCGAAGGTTGATGGGAGGCGCGGAGCCCAGATGGCGGACCGTCTACGCGGACGGTTCGTCGCAGGATGAGCCGCAGGACGGACTGTCGATTCTGGCCGCGCGGCCCTATCCCAGAGCGCTCGTACTGCTCAGGGGACTCCGGCCCATGCTCAGGATCCAGTTCTCCCATGAGTTCGACCGTCCCATCTGGTACCGGCGATTCTCGTTGGAATTGAATGGCCTCGGGCCTCGCTGCGATGGAGTGGTTCTAGGGCGGGCAAGTGCCGACGGCCAGAGCCAGCTCTGGTTCTGGGATGGCTCTACGAGGCCTTGCCCGCCGGAGCATATTGACGAGCGCATGGTGCGCCATCTCACGGGAGCGGGCTGATGGTCAGTGTCATCGCCTACGGCAACAACGCCTCCGAGAGCACGGACGCCTTGACGGCACCTGTGACGGGCACGGCGGTGAGGGCGTGGACCAATCCCGCGGGCATCCTCGCTCAAGATGATGGCCAGCGAGCCGTCATCCAACAGCTCACGACCGTCGATAACGAACAGAGCAGATGGCTCCGCGTCACAGGGTTCAATTTCAGCATCCCTGGCGGAGCAATCATTACGGGCGTCATTATCCACGCTCTCATCTTCGTCAGTCATCAGACCTTCTCGGCGCCATGGGATGGCACCCAGAAGGTCCGCGCCGCCGGCGTTAAGCTGATCGTCGCCAATAGCGTTCAGGGCGATGACCTCTCACAGTCGAAGTACTCCCAATGGGGCGACGCGGCGGGATGGCCAGATGGGGCCCAAAGTACGACAATTGCCAGTCCACCGGCTCAGGACAGTCAGTTCGCTCATTTCACATGGGGACCTAGCCTCTTCGGTCTGGCGCTGACGCCGGCAGTCGTGAACGATTCGCAGTTCGGGTGCGCCTTGGCGGCCGGCGAGCCGCCGGCCTATTCGCCGGTGTGGACATCTGATGTGACGGTCGCCGCGCTCTATCTCGAAATCGTCTATAGCCCGCCCGCAACGGTCACGGCCGACGTAGCCTTCCTGGCATCCGTGGCCAACCCGGGACTGGGGGTTGTGTTCCTCGCCTCCGTCTTCCACGAGACGCTCGCCGATGTCGAATTCAAGGCGAGCGTTGGCTTCGGGGTAGCGGTCACCTCGCCGGCTGCCGGGTGTCCGAGCATCACCAGCGCTACGATGACCGTCGCCTGGACCATCACAGCAGGCTCTCAGGCTGGCTATCGCGTGCAGGTCTTCTCGGATGCCGGTGGGGCCAATCTCGTCTATGACTCCGGGCAGGTGGGCTCCTCGACGACTCAGCACATCATCCCCGCGGGGCTGCTGCCGGCCCCGGAGACTCTCTACGTCCGCATCAGCGTGACCAACGATGCCGGCGCTACAGGCTCGAGCGCGCTGACCTGCTTTCAGACACTCTTCCCCACGAGCGTGAACGTGGGAGGCGTGGCCGTTGCAGAAATCGGCGAGTGCGACTTTCCGAACACGCTGCCGGGGCTCCGGATCACCTGGACGCCCATCACGCCGGGCGCGGGCGAAACGTTCGTCCGCTACTTGATCCGGCGACGCGTGCGCGGGAGCGGGGATGCGTTCATCAACATGGCCGAGCTCCTGGACCAGAGCGACAACGCCTACACGGACCACAACGTGCAGTCGCGGGAGACGTACGAGTATGCCGTGGTCTGGCAGGCTGCATCGGGCGCTTCGGTCCTCATGTCGGCGAATCAAACCACTCTGCCGGCGGGGCGAACCACGTTCGAGTTCAACTGGCTGCACACGGCAAACATTCAGAGCGACGACTCAAACTTCACCTCGGTCCGCCTCGACAGTTGGGAGCCACGGAAGCAACTTCGGCAGGACGTGCGGTACGTTCAGCCCTGGGGGCGGGCGACGCCGACGACCTATGTCGGTCATGCCCTCTACCACGAGATCGATGTGCCCGTGCATCCCTCGCTGCTCACGGACAGCACGCGCTGGGCCAGGATCCGTGAGCTGAGCCGGCTGCAGCGAGACGCTGCGGCCGTGCTGTGCCTGCGATTCGGGCGCGGTCACGAACTCTACTTCGTCACGATGAACGCCGCCGAACGCGAGGAGGGGCAGAAGGACTACCGGCAGTCCTTGCGATTCACGGAGACCTACTTCGATGAGGCGGTTGAGTAGGTGGTTACCCGCTTCTATCCGACCGACCAACCCACGATCATCACGCCGTCCTACGATGGTGCATGGGATGTCACGACGGACGCTCTGCGGCGTCAGATGCTGCTGGTGCTATCCCATGAGGATAACGTCAGCCGCTTCGATACGGACAATGGAGATTCCAACGATCAGGACCTCCTCATCTATCAGTGGATCTCGCCGCCTCTCGCCGGGCAGGATCTCCCCGCCTCCACATTCGAGGCCGTGTTTGGCGCCCGTGAGGGCCTCAGCACGAGTAATTTGGTTTTCTCATACGTCATCAAGGTCGTGTCGGCGGACGGTTCGACGGTTCGCGGCACACTGCTAGCGCTAGCTCGCGATGATACGGAGCTGAATAGCGTGCAGGTCCTGTCGCGCCACTTCACAACCGCCACGGCTGCCCTGGCGGGCGTGCAAGCAGGCGATCACCTGATCATCGAAATGGGGCTCGGTGGAGATCCGTCAGGTACATCACGCCACGATTGGGAAATCTTTTACAATCCCGGAAACACGGCCACCATCGGAGAAGCCCCAGCACTAGACGGGGAACTTCTCAGCACGCGGCCGCCCTGGTTCGAGTTTGGGGATGATTTCCTATTCCTCGGTAACCCGTTCTTGGTCGACTTCACGGGATTCGAGGCTGGGGCGGTAGTCGATTTCTTTGCGACGACGGGGCCCGGAGTCAGCATCCAGTCGGCCGTGAAGCGAAGCGGCAATTATGCACTGCGGCTCAATCCTGCTGCTGATGCCGGCAGCGCGGACATCCAGGGATGGGGCGCTGGAGACGGGGCAGGATCCGCATCAGGATTGATACGCCGGGCGACCGAGACTTATTTCCTCATCTATCTGCGCGTGGCCTCGCTGCCTCTCGCTGACGCGAACATCATCAAGGTGCAGGATTCGTCTAACAACAACCTAATTGCTCTCCAGCTCAAGACAACTGGCGAGTTGCTCATCGGGTCCAATCCGACGCCGATCGCCACCCTGGCTGCTGGAACCACTTGGTATCGCATCGACCTCCGCGTCACCTGCGATGCCTCCACTTGTGGCGCGCGAGTAGACGGCGGATCGGAGCAGACCGCGACTGGTGGCGCTGGCACGGTTATGAAGCGCCTACGCCTGGGCACCGAGTCCGGCGCCACGGAAACCTACGACCTCTACTTCGATGACGTGGGCATCGCAACCCGGGCATTCAGCCAAAACAAAACATACGCCGCTCTGATGGCTGTGCCGACCGGTGCGGGCACCTACTCCAGCTGGAATAGCGGCACCGGTGCCACGTTCGCCGAGTGCGACGAGGTGCCCCCAGACACGACGACATATATCGGCGAGAACACGGTCGCCGTCAATGTCGGCCATACCTTCACATTCCAGACCGCGGCTGCGATTGGCATCGTGGGGGACATCGCATCCGTACGGCCCTGCACACGCGTCCGTGAGGAGAGTTCGACCACGACTCTGGCAGCAGTCCGTTTCCGGAGCAATGGGGCAGATTTGGATTCCGACTATATCGATAGTGCCTCCGGGACCACCTACATCAATCGGCACTACCTGTTCGCAGCGGAGCCACAGGCATCCGCCGCATGGTCACCTGCGCTGTTCAACGCGCTCGAGGCTGGTCCGGTCAAGGGCAATGATGCCTCCGGCCTTCGCTGCACGGTCGTGTACGTCTTCGTCTGGGCGGAGGCAGACACCACCGTTCCGCCAGCCTGTTCCGCTCTTTCGGTCACCTACGGCGCCTGGACGCGCACCGGACCGCTGAACACGCCCTGGCATCTCTCGTTTCTCGCCAGCGCGGGGGACGTCTCGCCCGCGAACTACCAGATCCGCACGGCCGCGAGTCGCGGCGGAACGCTCGTCGCCTCGGGAGTCTGCGCCGTCGGTGCGAACAGCGTTTCCATCGCCTACAACGCTTCCGGTCTCATCGATGGCGACCAGACGTTGTATCTATCGCTCGACGACGGCGATACCCCTCCCGTGGTCGGGGATGATTGCAGCTTCACTCTCCGCCGGGACGATGTGAACCCCACAGCCGCGACGGCTATCGCGGTGACGGCCTGAGATGGCCACCCGGACCTATACCCTCACATTCACGCCGCACGACGCGCGCTCCACCGACACCGACGAGCTGTTCTACGAAATCCGGAACGCTGCTGCCGGCGCGGGCGACGTCATCGCCAGCGGCCGCGCGACCGATGCCATCGTCGAAACCCTCGTCGTCGTGGACACGTTCATCGTCGAGGGCGTCACCAACACGCGCTCCATCCGCGTCTACGATGGCGCTGCGAACCCCACGGACACCAGTTTCGACGTCGAGGCTCCTACTCCCGAGTTGGACCTTACGGCCTCCGTCGTTTCTCTCCAGTTCGTCTACGAGTGGAGAGATCACCGCTACAATTTCATCGCTGACATCACGCCCTCTGTGTTTGCGGCGTCGGTGGAGCTCGAAAACGACCGCCTGATCACGCGCTCGGCGCGGCTCTCCATCGACCCGCGCCTACTCCCGGCCACGTTCGATCCCGAGAGCGACCACGTAGCCATCAATGCATCGTTCATCCAGGGCGGCGGACAGCTCCTCTTTCCTCTCGGCCTCTTCCGGCTCGACGTCAACGATGAGGAGTTCAGCCCCGCCGGCGACCCGCTCTCGACCGTGGTCGACTCCGATCCGCCTCAGTTCACGACGATCCTCGATGCGGATGGCGCCGACGTCGTCGTGCACCTCCATCGTTCCTGCCTGGGTGCCCCCTACACCGTGGATGCCAACACGAATATCATCATCGCTGCCAGGGCGGTCATCGACGCGGTCACCCTCCCGGATTTCGTCGGAGCCGTGCTCCCGCTACGTCATGACCTGCCCGATGATGATCGCGTGCTACCGTTTGACCGCACCTGGCCGCCCGAGGCATCTCGGCTCGACGTCGTCAATAACCTCCTCCGCGCCATCAATCACTACCCGATCTACGCTGACGCTCGCGGCACGCTGCGTACGCGGGAGCGCCTGAAGCCCGCCGATGAATTCCCGGACGTCGCCTACACGACGCTGGCCGAGCCGCGGCTGATCGTGGCGCCCTTCCGCCGAGAGCGGACACAGGGCCGGCATCCGAATCGCGTCAACGCCTACTGGTCCGACGCCCGCCAGGACGCGACCGGCTACATCCGGGAGAACTACGACCCGAACGTGCGCATTTCGACCGCGAACCAGCCCATCATCCTGGAGCAGCGGGCGGAGGAGTCGGCCCCCTCGGGCGATGAACTCATAGCCATCGCGGATTTTTGGCTCGGGCATGCCATCGCCTCCAGTCAGCCAGCCAGACTCGTGACCATGTTCGACCCGCGCCGTACCGGACACGAGACATATACTCTTACCATCGCCGGCGTCGAAGACTCGACCAAATGGAGGGTGTTCGGCTGGTCGCTCTCAATGAAGGTTGGGACGACGATGGTCCATCGAATCGGTCGAGCGCAGGCTGCCACGCTCCGAACGGTGACGCCATGACCACGATCCATGACGCCATCACGCGGGTGGTGGACGAGAACCACCGGGCCCGATTCATCCGTGCGATCGTGACGGGGAACGATACCGATCAGGTATCCGTGCGGCGCCTGGGATTCTCGACGGCGGACGGCCAGAGCTACCCGAAGCTGGGCGGTGTGACGGTAATCGCTGACGACGAGGTGCTGATGCTGGACCTTACAGGCGGGGGGGCATGGATCGTGCTCGGCAAGATCGTGCACAACTGATGTATGGAGTAGGCGTGGCGTGGTACTTCATCATTCCCGCTCTGTTCACGGCGATGATTGGGGGCATCGGCGGGATCATGGCGGGAATCAATGCCATTCTGACCTACCGGAACGCCAAGCGCGCCCAGTCAGGGAGCGTCCTGACTGCTGATGCCAAACTCACGTTCGATAGCATGGTCACGCTGCTCAAGCTTTACCAGGGCGAGCTCGTCCCGGTGGTAAAGGAGCTCACCAATGCCGCACAAAAAATCCACACAGCGGCAGAACGGATTGCACATCGAGAGGAGGCTGGCTATGCCCATCCTGCCAAGTGAGTTGATAGGGCTTCCTTTCCTCGCCATGGCGGCCGTGGCCGAGCTCCACAACCTGCGGCAGGACGTTCACGAACTCTCCTTGGCCGCCGACCGTCTACTGGAAACACTCGCGGACCGCTACCACGATGAGACCGACCAGGCGGGCGAGTCGTTGAGGGGGCCCCATGCTCGCCGTTTCGATCGAGCAGATCATTGATGGCTACATCCTCGTCTGCGCCGCTCTCGCGGCTCTCATCGTGTGGCCGCTCGTGATCTACCGCCGGCCGCGGAATCCGATTGCAATCCTGCTGACGGTGATCTCGGCCTCGGGTCTGGGGGCGGCGGCCTGGGCGACCCAGAGCACGCAGGCACATGTCATCCATCTCCATGCCGCCGTAGGCGCGACCGGACTCCTGCTGGCGCTTCTGGCCGTGCTGGGCGGAAGGCGGCCGTAGCGATGGATCCTGAAGGGCTTTTTGGATTGATTTGCGTGAACGCTGGCTGGCTCGCCAGTCCCTGGCGCATCGCGAGCATGTATCGATGGTCCGAGTACGAAGGATGGGGCAAGCCTGGCGGGCTCCCGATTACCTCTTGGAATCCATTCGCAACGACCCAGCCGGCGCGGTATTTCGAGAACGGCGGCCTAGACTTCTCGTTCGACATCGGCTACGGTCCCGGGCGCTGGAACAACGTCGGGGCCGGCGGGCTCGAGATCTACCGCGGGGTGAAGGTGTTTGCGACTCCCGAGGCTGGCGCCGCGGCCACAGCCGAGACCATCCGAAACGGGCACTACCCGGACCTCATCCGGTGCTTCGAGGATGAAGAGGGATACCCGGAAGCGCTCGATGATTTCACGCGATGGATTGGGAGTTCGGGATACGCCTCCGCCCTCATCCAGTACATGCAGGAGTTGGAAGTGGCAGATCCGCGAGTAGACGGGATTCTCGAGAAGCTCCGGGTGAGTGGAATCGATGAGTGGGTGCAGTTCAACGCCCCCACGACCCTCAAGACCACGCTGGGCGAGCTCCAGGAGGCGGTTGGCTCGCTCCGGCAGGAGGTGGCCAATCTGTCCTCGATGATCGCGGGGCTGCAGGCCACCAGCGTCGGCGCTTGGGTTCCGGGTCTCGCTCGAGATCCGTTCGGGGGCTCCGCCATCGGAGGCTATGGCAAGCATACCGACGAGTAGGGCTGATGCGAACGCGCATCCTGCGGTACACTCCCGCCTAAGGGGGGTCTTCAGGAGGCTTCCCCATGTCCGACATTGTCACCGGTGCCCTCAAGGGCGCCATCAATCTCGCTGATGCCACCGTAGAAAACGCCCTCGATGTGCTCGGGGCCGCCGGCGATCTGGCGGTCGGGCTGGCAACTGCTCCCATCAGGGTCGGCGATGCCACGCTCGACGCGGTCCTCAACGAAGCACGAGACGTCAAGGCGCGTCTCGTGCGACTGCTCGGCGAAGCCGCCGAGGCAATCGGGGCACCCCTGCCCTAACCGGCAGCCCAGATCAGGAGGCATGACTATGCTCGCAACCAAGCGCCATCCCAACGTGCCCTACCGGGCGGTTCCGCTCGACGAGCCGACTCATGCTCGCCAGATCCGCCGCGGACTGTTCGTCACCGAACGCGGAGAGCCCCTCGCGATCCCCGTCGACCGCATCTCCGACCCGACCCACTTCCTCGAGCGCGACATGTGGCGGCAGACACCCGGCGGCCGCGTCTACCGGCCGGGCGCGCGCTCTGGCCCGCCGCGGACGACCTGGCAGCGCTGGGTGCTGGAGTGGGGCAACAAACACATGTCCCCGCACTTCTCGGAGCGCTACTACTACGCAGTGCTGGGCCACGACCTCCACGTCTCGACGTTCGGCGATCTCTACGCTCGCCACTGGCATCGCGGCTGGGCGAACCCGTTCGACCCCGACCGTCGTGATGCTTCGCTCGATCCGAGGTTCACCACGCTCGTCGCGACCCACTGGGCCGCGCACGATTGCGACTTGCCGCAGTGCCCGGCGCGCACCTGGCCTGATCCGGCCGCGCTCGTCGCTTTGGCCTCGCGGCAGTGGGGCTTCGTCGAGGACCTCGGCTGGCTCTCCGGGGCGAAGGTGACCGACGCATTCGTGAGCGAGGAGATTGACGAGCTCGTCAGTGGTGTCGGCACCGAGTATGCCGACTTCGATTACCACGAGGTTGGCACCTCGGCACAGGCCGAGGACAACAATGACACCGCACTCATCGTCACCACCGGCATCGCGCGCGCCACCGGTACCCCCACCGACGTTGATCCCATCTACCGCACCGTAGCCAGCATCACCGCTGACACCACCGAAACCTGGAACGAACACGGAGTATTCAACAACACGACGGGAGTGGCACTCATGGACCGCAGCCTCACCGGCGGCCAAGCAGTGGTCAATCTCGATGTCGTTGAATATACGTACGAGATCACAAAGGCGCCCGAGGCCTAGCCTTGGTGCATTCTACATGGTACAATGATCCTCGAAGGAGGACGTTGTGCCAGGCAAAGTCAAACGGATCGACTGGAGATGCCCACATAAAGGACGTAGCGCATGAGCACGCCGAATGAGATTCCGAAGCCGGCTCAGCAGGGGCAGCCTACGGGGACGCTGAGCGCCAAGATCATCAAGAAGGGCGGGCCGCCGGCGGCGTGACCTCGGCCCGGGCCTGACGCTGGGCCGATCTCGCTGCGTGTGCACACATGACCAGCGCCCAGATGCTCTACGCGGAGACGGTCAGCGATCTCACCGCAACTGGCGCAGGGAGTTGGACTGACTGCGCCAGCATCGCGGCTGGATCGTTCACGGCGAACAAAGAGTACCTGATCATCGCGCTCGCGGCGGTACGCTTCTCGAGCGGGTCTGCCGAGTACCACGCCCGACTCGTACACGGCACCACTCCTACCGTGTTCACAGATGGCGATGCCTGCTACGACTTAGACGCAGCCGACAACGGCAACATCATCGCTTACATGTATCGCTTCACTCAGCCGGGAACTACCGAGCTGGTGAAGCTGCAAATCGGTACAGAGGGAGTGACCACTGCGACCTGCGATTGGTCGCAACTTTTCGCCTTCAAGCTGAGTGATGACTTCACCGAGAATACGGACTTCTTCTGGAACGAGGTCACAGCCGACTACACCACGACGACCACCCCAACCGCTCAGGCCGCTGTCACGTTCACGCCGAACGGAACGGACGACTGGCTGGTCATTGGCGCCGTACACGAGCTAATCGCCAGATCCGCCGCGGCGGGCCAGGCCATTCAGGCTCAGATCCACGAGAGCGTGGGGGGGGCCACTGCTCCCGCCACGCGCATGGAAGGCGAGGATACGTCGGCCGGGGACGAGACACGGGCCTGGCTGATGGCGAGATACTTCCCCGCGCTCTCGGCAGCATCTCACACCATCTCAGTGCGCATGTCGCATGCAGGTACGAACGCCTTCGATGTGGCACGTACAGCCATCGTCGCCATCCGCCTGAACAAGTTCAGTCAGCATGCTGGGGTGTATACGGCGGCCGCCGATGCCCCTAGCGGGGGGGGCAGCTGGGAGACGGAGGCCACCTTCTCGGTGACGCCCTCCGTGACCGGCAACTGGTTCTACATCGGCTCCGTCATCTTCGATCCCGTGGCCGTCACGGATAGGGTGAGTGTTCGGCTACAGGACGACGACGACGGCAGCATGGGCTCCGATCCCGCCTATGGTGATGACCAGCCGCCACCATGTGTGTGGGCGACGGCCGATCTGGCTCCCATAAGCATTTTCAAGATGAAAGCGCTCACCTCCGGAGCCTCCCGGACGGTGAACCTCGACTTCACGACGGTGGCTGGGACAGGGACGGTGCAGGATCGCTGCCTCGTCGGCTTCTCGGCCGCCCTTGGTGGTGTGAGTGTCAGCCTCGCCGGCACTCAGCCCGCAGCCGCCGGAGCGCTCGGCAAGCAGTTCACGAGCAAACACCTCGCCGGCGCGCAGCCGGCCGGCACGGGCGCGCTTCACGTCAAGCGCTTCATCGACCTGACGGGCGTGCAACCCGCTGCGGCGGGAACGGTTGCTTTCGATCGCACGCTCGTTCACGTGGCCCTGGCGGGCAGCCAGCCGGCGGCCACGGGATCCATCTCCGCCCAGACGGGGCCAGTTCAGGTCACCCTGACGGGCGCCCAGCCGGCCGCTACCGGCGAAGTCCAGGCCAAGCTCTTCGTCGACCTGGCAGGCTCCCAACCTGCCGCGACTGGTGCGCTCACACCCCAGTTCACATCGAAGCACCTCGCCGGAGTCCAACCTGCCGCGACTGGTGCGGTCATCGCGCTCTACACGTCGAAGCACCTCGAAGGCTCTCAACCGGCGGCCACAGGAACGCTCGCGGCTCTTCGCCTCGTGGCGCTCGCTGGGGCACAACCAGCGGCCACGGGGACTCTCACTCCGCTCTTCACGGCCAAGCATCTCGCCGGCAGTCAGCCCGCCCCGTCGGGCGAGCTTCAGGCAGGCCTCTTCGTCGCACTCTCCGGCTCCCAGCCTGCCGCTACCGGCACCCTGACGGCCCTGTTAACAGCTAAGCACCTGGCTGGTGAGCAGCCGAGCGCGTCGGGCGTGCTCACGCCACTGTTCATTAGCAAGCATCTGGCGGGCAACCAACCGGCTCCCAGCGGCACGATCTTTGTCGGAACAACCGTTTCCCTCGCGGGAACGCAGCCAGCCGCCACGGGCGCGCTCACCCTCAAGATCACATCGCGCCATCTCTCGGGCAGCCAACCGGCAGCGGCGGGTGCTCTCGTCGCGCTCGTGACCGCCAAGCACCTGGAGGGAGTACAGCCGTCTGCGGTCGGTACGCTCACCCAGAGGCGGCTCAAGGCGCTGGCGGGATCCCAACCGGCGTCAACCGGCACGCTAGCCTTCACCCGTCCCCTGGTCCATATCGCCGTTGCCGGCTCACAACCTGCGGCCGTCGGCTTTCTGGCTGCGGTCCGCCTAGTGGCCCTGGCTGGCGCTCAACCCGCTCCCGCAGGCGCCCTCGTCCCGCTTTTCACTGCCAAACATCTAGCCGGAGCTCAACCCAGCGCCACCGGCGAGATCTCGATCGGGACGGGGATTCGACTGGCCGGTGTGCAGCCTGCCGCGACTGGTGCGCTCGCATCGCAGTTCACCGCGAAGCACCTTGCCGGCGCCCAGCCCGCCCCCACAGGTGCCCTCACGTTCAGCTGGTCGTTCGCGCACGTCTCGCTCTCTGGCGTTCAAGCCGCACCCACGGGCGTCCTCGGCATCGGCACCTTCGAAACCCTGGCAGGCGCCCAGCCAGCAGCGACGGGTAGCCTCGCTATCCATCAGGAGCTGTCGCGCTCCCTCTCGGGATCCCAGCCATCCGCATCCAGCACGCTGGCGACGCGAGAGTTCGAACTCCTCACCGGTGCGCAACCCGCCCCGAGCGGCACCCTCTCGGTCCAGATCACAAGCACCCACCTCGCAGGCGCGCAACTTCCGGGCACGGGCTCTCTCACTGTCGCGATCATCAGCAGGCACCTGGCGGGCGTGCAGCCATCTCCCACAGGAACGCTCGCGGCCCAGCAAACCCTCTATCGCTCGCTCGCGGGCGCGCAACCTGCGGCCACCGGGACTCTCGTCGGAGTACCCGTGGGCGTCTCCATCCATGTCGCGGGCACACAGGCTGCCGCTCATGGATGGGTGCTCGTCACCTGCATTCAGCGCGCCTACCGGCCGGGCTACTGGTGGCCCATCCACGTGGGCTGGGCGCCCTGGGAGAAGTGGCCGCCCGTCACGCGCCGATGTTAAGGTGAGCCCAGACGCCTTCTCGCCCGGGCTAGCTCGCTACTTGCCCTGACGCGCCCTAGCGGCGCTGGCGGCCCGGAGCCCCTTTCTTCTGAGGCCCAACCTGTGAATCCGACGATTTCCGCCGCGCCATGGCTGCTACGCGCCGTCGTGGCAATCCTTCTCTCTGCCTGGTCTGCGCTCGCAGACTTGGTCCCTGCTGCTGATCCAGCGCCGACGCCCGGCGAGATTGTGGCAACTGCAGCAGGCCGCGTCCGGGAAATCGGGGGCCAACTCAGCGAGGACGAAATGCGGCACATCCTAGCTCTGGCAGGATGGCCGGAGGAGCTCACGGACGAGGCTCTCAGGGTTGCCTGGGTCGAAAGCCGCTGGTCTCCCTATGCCAGGGGTTACGAGTGCCCCTCTTGCCTCGGGCTATTCCAGCTGCACGCCGATACGTGGGGCCCGTACTGCGGGGTCGACCGGGAGGCGCTCTTCGATCCGCTCGCGAATGCGACGTGTGCGCTCTCTGTCTACCTCTATGATCTGGAGCGCGGCCAGCCGGCATGGTGGCAGTGGCCGTGGACCCATTAGCTGCGGCTATGCCACGCTCTCCAGGCGTCGAGGATGCCTGCATCGCGCAGGACGGGGAGCCAGGGCCCGAGTGCAAACATGAGCAGGATCGCTGAGATGCGCGCTTTCATATCGGGAACTCCTGCGGGATCTCGCGGATGGTGATGTAGGGGGCCTTCGGCTCGCTCGTTCGATAGGCTGACCACGGCTCCCCGAGCTTCGGATCGAGGGTGCGGATGCCGAGAATGAGCTCGCCCAGCGGCGCCCAGAACTCCACCCTGAGACTAGCTGCGGCGAGCAGTTCGCCGGCACGTCCACGGACATTGGCCAGATCGTAGACTTGCTGCACGGGGTGCACGGGGCGGAGTGTATAGTCCTGCCGGCCTTCCCGCAGGCTGAGCGGGAACTCGCGGCCGTGGCGATCGAGGAGGACGCGCTGGAGATCCCGAGCTTGTGTGTCCCAGAGTTTGGCCTGATGCCGAGCCCAGACCAGCGCCCTCCCGAGGGAGATGGCGTCGCGGTCCGCCGTGATGTCGTCGAGCTCGTCGAGCTCACTCATGTTCTAGCGATTTCCTTTCCAGTTCGCGCAGATATTCCCGCGCTGACTCTAGGTTCCACCTCTGCTGACACTCATAGGGTCATCGCTGCGCCTCCAGTTCGGCGAGGGTAGTCCGCCCTCGCTCGACATCGCTGAGCTGTCGAGGCGTCGCTCATGCTGGCACCCCCACTGCCTCTTGGGCTATCGCGGCCAGATCCAGGTCGACCGCCGCCGACGCCGCCGCCGCCACCGCCCCCGCCGCCGCCGCCGCCTCCCTCGCCGCCTCCCTCGCCTCCCTCGCCGCCTTCGCCGCCA